ATAGTGATGATAGTGATGATAGTGATGATAGTGATGATAGTGATGATAGTGATGATAGTGATGATAGTGATGATAGTGATGATAGTGATGATAGTGATGATAGTTGTACTCTTTGTCAAGAGGCCGCAGCCGCACGCGCAGAAGCAGAATCAAAATTAGAAGAACAAAATAATGATCATTTGATACATAATTGGAATTGTTTTTTTAAACAAATTCCAACTCCTGCTCCTGAAAAAGTGGAAAACCCTGATTTGGAATCTGAAATCAAGCGATTGATTGAAAGTGCCAATGCAGATATTAAAAACAAGCTGAACGAAACTGCTGATCGTCTACGTGCATTTTCTGAACAAATCAATACGCCGCAGACAAAGCCAGTACCAACCGGTGAACAATTGCAAAAGACTGTCAAGACTGCACTTGAACAGCTTCGTGATGCACTTAATAAATTGGAGAAACAGTAACTTCAATACATTTATAAAAAAGCAGGTGAGCAATCACCTGCTTTTTTTATATTGACATAGCACACAACATATTGTAAGATCACAGCTTATGAAAGTCGCAACCATTGAAAGAATAGCCGAAATCAACAAACATCCAAATGCCGACGCATTGGAACTTGCCAAAATTAATGGCTGGCAAGTATGTGTAAAGAAAAATGAGTTTAAAGCGAATGATCTATGCATCTATATTACCGTGGATAGCATATTTGAAGATTGCCCTCAATATGAATTTTTGCGAAGCAAGCATTTTCGTATTAAAACAATCAAGTTACGTGGTGAGATTTCTAGCGGCATTATTTTTCCACTTTCAATATTAGAAACATTCACGGGTGGAAAAATTATAGAAAAAAATAACGAAAAAAATAACGAAAAAATATTAATTTATTAATATTCTAAGAATATTTATATTTGATGGTTTTAGATCTAAAACCATCAAATTATGAAGATATATAAAGTATATTATATTAAAAATTTAATCAATGGTAAAAAATATGTCGGAAAAACTACTAAAACACTCCAACAAAGATTTACTGCACACATTAAAAACGCGACTAAAAAAGTCAATCGACGTTTATACGATGCCATGAATTGTTATGGATATGAAAATTTTAAAATATATTTATTAAAATCTACAGATGATAGCGAAAAGATAAATGAATATGAAAAATTTTTTATTAAAAAATTAAATACAAAAAATGAGTCATGTGGCTATAACATGACAGATGGAGGAGACGGAGGAAATACAGGAAAACATCACTACGGTAAATCTCCTTATATGTGGTGGATTGAAAAATATGGAAAGGAAGAAGCGGATAAAATAAAAGAAAAACAAAAACTAAAGTTGATGATCGCGTTAAAAAATAAAAAACATCAATCTCCTTCTAACGAAACAAAAGAAAAAATATCTAAAACTTTAAAATCTAAAAAAATAACACGAATAATGCTCCCAATAAAATATGGAAACGAACATCACGGATATATTAATGTAAACTGCGATGATGTCATTTTAATGTTAAAAAATAATAAATCTTTAAAGTTCATATCAAAAACATTAAATGTTTCTGAATTTGCAATAAGGGAAAGAATCCGTGTGTTATATAACAAAACAATATATCAAATTCAAAAGGAAATAAAGCTTAATAATAAAACAGAAGACGAAATTTTTTTAGAAATTAAAAATCAATTAAATACGCATTTTAATAAAACAATAAAACAGATTTCTAATGAAATTGGAGTCAAACTACATATATGTAGATTGATTTTTATTAAAAAAATGAAAATGACATTTGAAGAGTACAGAAATAATATCGTCGGAGTTCCATTAAACAAATATGGTAGAAAAATTAATGCGTTTACACTTGAGGATATTAAACGTTTATTAAAAAATAAAATTCTTAATATAGAAGAAATTTCAAAATCGTTAAATCTAAATGAAGATATAATAAAAAAGAAAATAAAAAAAGAAACCGGATTAACATTTACACAATTTAAAAAAATATATTATGAATGAATTAATATTAAAAGAAGGAATAGAAATATCACATTTGATTCGTTGTAAACATTATGAAAAACCAGTTCCAGCAAATCTTGCTGGACAAGTTAAAGGTTATCGTCCTTCATATATCAAGAAAACTGATGAAGACAATATTAAGAGTAATCCCGACATCATTAAAGAATTATTTGATAAACCTTATGTTATTACTGTCAAAGTGGATGGTAGTAGCGGTACGTTTTATGTAAAAGACAATACATTCGGTGTATGCAGTCGTAATTTAGAATTAAAATACGATGAACACAATGCATTTTGGAAAATTGCAATTAAATATGATTTGGAAAACAAAATAAAACAATATTTTCCAAATAAAAATATTGCATTGCAAGGTGAAGTTGCTGGCGTAGGAATAAATAATAATCCATTAGAATTAAAAGAAATTTCTTTTTTTGCATTTAATCTATATGATATTGATAAACAGCAATATCTAAATCATTTTGATTTAGTTAATTTTACAAACATAATGAATATACCAATGGTTTCTGTAATAGAAATTGGAAATAATTTTAATTATACACTAAATCAACTTCAAAATATAGTCAATGAATTAAAATATTCTAATGGTAATATTGCTGAAGGAGTTGTAGTTAGACCAGTGACCGAGATGTTTAGCTACGCACTAAATGGTAGATTATCTTTTAAAGTTATCAATGAAAATTATTTTGAATGATATTCTGTGTTTTCGCCTTGATATACTATATTTATACTTAATATGAATAAGGATGACTTATATTTTGATAAAATAGACACAGAAAACAAGGCATATTTATTTGGTTTTATATTGGCTGACGGACATATTTGCACCAATCCAAAAAATAAAAGTGTCTCAATAGAGATTGCAAAAAAAGATTTGGAAATATTAAAGTTTGCAAAAAAAGAATTTAAATATGCTGGAAAAATTAAAACAACTATACATAATAATACTTTATATAAAAGATTAAGAATTTACGGCAATCAATTTACAGATTGTCTAATAAATAAAGGAGTTGATTCAAATAAAACAATAACTTTAAAATATCCATTAATAGAAGAAAATTTACAACGTCATTTTATTCGTGGTTATTTTGATGGAGATGGTTGCATTCACATTTCAAAGCGTAAAACGATAAATAAATATAGATATGAATTAACAATTATAGGAACAGAATCATTCTCAAATCAATTAAATGATATTATATCACATACAATTGGATTTCGGTTCTTAAAGAAATTTAAAAAAACAAAATCCAACAATATGATATGTATTTTACACACTTCCTCAATTAAAAATATTAAATTATTTTTAAATTGGATTTATTATAATTCAACGTTTTATTTAACACGCAAATATAAAATTTATAATAAAATTTTAAATACCCACATAATTCATAATTGTGAAACGCGTAAAAAATTATCCAATCAAAACATAATAGATATTAAATATAAATTAAAACAAAGCATATTAACATTAAGAGAAATTGCACATGAATATGGAGTGTCTCATGGCGCGATATCTTCTATAAAAAACGGAAAATCTTATAAAAATATAAATTAAAAATAATTATGAACAATGTAGAATATCTGATTAAAATTCATGATGTTTCTACCGATAAATCTATAGAAACTATTATTACCAACTATCTTAATAGTGGTTACGCAATAAAGAAAATAGAGCCATGTGATACAACAAAATATACATTTTATTTGGAGAAACCAATGAGTTATAATTTATTTTTGGATGATGAAAGAATGCCGCACAATGTTACTTGGGTAAAATTACCTGAAAATGTTGAGTGGACGATTGTGAGAAATTATAAACAATTTGTAGACGCAATTACACAAAGAGGATTGCCTAAAAATATTAGTTTTGATCATGATCTTGCCGATGAACATTATGTTCAATCAATTGCATCAAATCAAAATCATACATCTAACTTTAATTATGGTACAATCACTGAAAAAACGGGCTATGACTGTGCAAAATGGTTGGTGGAATATTGTAGAGAAAAAGACCTTGAAATTCCTAGCTATACGGTGCATAGTATGAGTATTGTTGGTAAGAAAAATATAATTGGTTATTTGGAGAATTATAAGTTATGGAGACACAAGCTAAAGTCATTGTAATGATTGGTGCGCCGGGAATTTTGTTATTTTTTTATTAATATCCACCCATGTAGGGATCTGTTTCTATCTTTTATTAAATTACCAACACTACTTTTATTAAATTTAAACATGTTTCTAAATTCATATTGTGTACCAGAGTATTCTTGATTATTAGATTCATTTTTAAAAAAATATATTGTTTTATCTTGTCTTGATTCTGCTCGTTTTTTTGATATGTTTAAATTATTACTATAATAACTTTTAAGACTTTCACTTATTTTTTTCTTTACATGTTTTAAATTCATTACATGAAGATGTTTTTGTTTTTCAATTATATTAGAATGTCTTAGTTTTTGAGCAGATGATAGTTTTGTTCGCCACTCATTTGTTATATATGATAAATTGTTTTTATTGTCAGTATACCATTTTTTCATTTTATTACTATGATTTTTAGATAAATGAGGGTTCAATTTATAATTTTGTTTTAAGGCTTTGATTTTTTTAAATTTACTATATTCACTCAGTTCTCCACCATTAGCGGCGAAACATAAATTATATGTTTTTTCTTTTTCAGTTTTTGCAATATCTAAATATTTTTGTTCTATTTCTAATAAATTTTGATTGTTAATATCAACAACTTCTATAATTTTAAACTCAAAAGATTCTATTTTATATTTATTCCAAGCGTATTGAAGATGATCGTTTGAATGATTATTTGATTTTAAATATCTTAAATGACTTTTGAATCTACAATCAGTACCAATATTTATATTTTTACTACTTCCAACATAATATTTACCGTTAACTTTGTTTATTATTTTGTATATTCCGCTTATTTTTCCAATATTTTTGCATGGATTTTTCATTAAGTCGATCTCTGTGACGTTGATAATATCGTTTTGCTCTGATTCTTTGCAATTCAAGTAATTCGGGTTTTGTTCGATTAAGTTTTTTTCTTCCCATAAGTTATTATCTTTCATATAATGATAAATATATCATCAGAGAATAAAACATTCAAAAAAACATTGACGTTGTTAAAAATTAGTATAGCATATCCATATGAAGACTTTATATATAACCATAGGATGTCCGGCAAGTGGTAAATCTACATATGTAAAAAATTATGTTGCCATAAACAAAGAAACCGGAATGTATCTAAGTAGCGATGAACTTCGTGCAAAATTTGGGACTGGAGAAACTGACCAAACATGCACAAAATATGTATTTGACTATATTAAACAAAAAATTTCTGAATTTCTTGCTAAAGAACAAGATGGTTATTTAATTGTTGATGCTACTAGTATCAATAGAAAAAATAGAAAAGAATACATCGAATTAGCCAAAGCAAATAAATCTAGAATTGTTGCGTGGGTATTTGAAAAAGATAAAAATATTTTGATTGAAAGAAATAAAGGTCGTGATAGGGTTGTACCTGAATGGGTAATTGATAAGATGTTAACTCAATATGAACGTCCAACCACTCAAGAAGGATTTGACGAAATACACTTTGTATAATGAAATATATTACGCCAAATTCTTTATTTAGATGGCCACCACATAATTTTGTTAATATTAATTTAAACCAATTCTACTTGACGAGACGCAATTTTATTCCGTCTGTAAAGGATCCACAATATTTGGATGCCGAGTTGAAAAAATTAAATATGAGAACATATGGTGGATATGGAGAAAACAGAAAAGATATCTGGAAAGGTACATATTTAGATGATACAAATAACTATCATCATCTTGGATGTGATATTAATGTTCCCGCAGGAACAGAACTTATCGCGCCTTTCAATGCAGAGGTAATTGATATATTTGAAGATTTAGACACCAAAATTGGATGGGGTGGAAGAGTGATATTGCAACGTAAAAAAGATGGACCATTTATAATTTTGGCCCATCTTAATCCACGAACATTATTAAAGAAAAAGAGTGTAAAGCTGGGAGATTCATTAGGAAAAGTAGGAACGTGGCCTACTAACGGAAATACTTTCGAACATCTACATTTACAGTTGCGTCTGACCGACGACTTCGATACTATGGATGGATATGGAAGTGAAGCGGATTTGATGAACAATCCATGTCCATTTACAACCGAATTATAATAAATATTATGAATGGTAAAGGCTCTAGTCCGAGAAATTGTTTTAGCAAAGCTTATAAATCCAATTATGATAGCATCAATTGGGGCAGACCAAAAACAATTGATGACGTTTGTGGTGCGCCAAAAGGCACATTTAAACGTTCTTTAAAGGAAACAGAAGAACTAAATAAAGCGCAGGAGAGAATTCGACAGAAAAGAATTCGACAGAAAAGAATTCGGAAAGCCAATTCATATAAATCCAACAATGAGCCAGAATGTGAACATTGTGGTTACGAAAATAAATATTAGAGAGTATAGGTTATAAAAGTTTATATTTATTGTATTTTCTAGTAAGATATATAGAACCTTCAACATTTTGATAAATATATAAAAGAAATAATTTACAATTATTTCTTCCCGTTAATCTAATATTAGATGATTTATGTCCTTTTTTAGTTATAATTTTTGTTTCTTTAAATGTAACTTTTAATTTATTTAATAACTTCTTTAAATAATTCCAGTCCTGATCATATGGTCCGGAAAAAACAACCTGAATAGTACTTTTGTTTATATACAGACATCCGTCGCCATCAAATACACCACGATACCAATAATATTGTAAACTTTCTGGGATAATATCCAATATTTTATCAGCAGACTTATGTTTTGAATTATAGTCCATTTTTTCTAAAAATTCAACGAGAGGTCTATTATTTGTGTTTATTGTAATGGACGGTTTTAAATTTTTATATCTAACATTTTTAGATTGATATTTATAAAAATTCCATTTTCCATATGATGACATAATTTTATAAATTTCTTCACCATCCGGAGAAGTGGATTTTAAACAAACGGAACGCAGAGAATTTTTTTGAATATTTAAATGTCCGTCCGCCCATAATAATCCTAAAGAATAAATAACTTCTGGTAGTTGCGGATTAATAAATAAGTTCGCATCAACATTAAATTTTTTATTTTCTTTTTTATAGATATTTAAAAATAAATCTGATAATTGTTTTTTATTTAATTTAATATTATTTTTATTTGCATAATTTTGAATAGAACTTTTGGTTCTATTCAGTTGAGTTGCACAAAACATCGATCCGTATAAAGGATAGTTTTTTTAATAAAATCAAGTTCTTCTTGACAAAAACGTTTACGTAGCATATTATATACATACGATGAATGTAGAGAATAATAACAAAAAAGTTCATAAAACTTTAATTTTACCTGACTTACATCACCATTGGGAAAAAGCTGACAAAATTATCAAATACGAATGTGCCGATCAGATTGTTTTTCTAGGTGATTATTTTGATGATTTTGGCGACGATTATCGTATTGCGCTTGAAACTGCCAATTGGCTTGCAGCATCACTTGCACAGCCTAACCGAATTCATTTGATGGGAAATCATGACATTGGTTATGCAATGCCGCATTGTAGCTACAAGTGCAGTGGTTATGAAACTGGCAAGGATTATGCAATTAATTCTGTATTGAAAGAATCAGACTGGCGCAAACTCAAAACTCACACTTGGGTCGGTAGTTATCTTTGTAGTCATGCAGGAGTTCATAATTTCTTTTATGAAAAATATGGATCTGGCAAGCCATTCAATACATGGATTGATGAAATCTGTACCGAAGCAATGGAAAATGCGTATGATCATAAACCTGCATTGCCAATTCTACGTGCCGGTATGAGCCGTGGTGGCAATGAAATTTGTGGTGGTATTATGTGGTGTGATAGTGATGAATTTGTCGGTATTGATGGTATCAATCAAATTTTTGGTCACACTCCAAGTAGAAAACCATATTGGAAAAATTTTGGATCGCCATTAACCAAAGAATATAGCCGCAATCTAGCATTGGATAATTACGGACATAGCAATTACTATGCAATTCATGAAAATGATGTTGTAACTATCAAATGGGTTGGTGATATGTAATATATACATAAATACAAAATATACAAGTATATAGACTGTAACTTTATTGTTACGGTCCATTTTTATTTTGACAAATGATTGTTGAATAATATATTATATGTCCTATGAAAATTAATTGTATTTTTTGTCATACTCCTGCAATTATACGCAACACAAGTGCATTTATGAATTGTATGTGTGATGAAGAATTTCGCACGGCAACTTTAGATGAAATTAAATTTGGATTTCATTCGAATAGAGTCTATTTATTAGAAACCACGAAAGGAGTTGATAATGAAGAACATGGCTCTATTAAAAAACAAATATATTGTGTTGTCTGAAGATAATTCTGAAGAAACTGCCAAGTCTGAAACAAAAGAATATTCCAATCAAGTAGGCACAAATCAGATTTATTTTTACGATGATGTAACACGTACCAGCATATACAATCTAAATCGTAATTTAGAAATCGTATCAAAAAATCTATTGTATGTTAGTATAAATTATAATTTAATCAAAGTGCCGCAAATCGATTTATTTATTAGCAGTGAAGGTGGAGAAATTTTTAGTGCATTTAGTGCCGTAGATAGAATCAAATCCAGTAAAGTTCCCATACACAGTTATGTTGAAGGCATTGCTGCTAGTGCTGCAACATTATTGAGCGTAGTTGCACATAAACGCTATATTCGAAGTAATAGTTTTATGCTGATCCATCAAGTTTCATCGTCCGTTTGGGGAAATTTTCAACAAATTAAAGAAGAAACAAATAATTTAGAATTATTAATGAAATATATAAAAAATATATATATGACTCATACTAAATTTAATGAATCTGATTTAGATAAATTATTGAAACAAGATTTATATTTAGATGCTCAAGAATGTTTAAAATTTGGATTAGTCGATGAGATCATTTAATATCCATTTTTTATAATGTTTATATTGACCACGAATTAATCGTCTAATACATCTAGGATTTAATTTAAATTTGGTATAAAACTCATTTCTAGTACCAATAAATAATTCTTTAGTAATTAAATTAAAAAATGTATATTTTGATGAATCATAATTATGGTTTTTTGTACCACAAATTCCTATTTTTTCTTTAGATTTTTGTGTATGTTTTTTTCCATAAAACGGATTATTTTTTCCTTTAAATTTTTTACTTAATATTTTTTTAATTTCCAGTGGACGAGATTTTCCAAAATTTGGATTTAATTTTCCCTTTAAACCAATTCTTCCTTTTAACGCTTTACTAATTTTTTCTTTAATTTCGTCTGTCATTTCTACTTTACCAGCAACAAAAGATAAATTATAAACATTATCATTTTTTGCAATATCAAGATATTTTTGTTCTTCAATTAAAATATCTTTGTCTGTAAATTTTCCAATTCTTTTATAATAACAAAATAAAAATTTTCAATTCCATATAAATTCACAGCTCTCGTTAAATAAATATTATGGTGTTTTTGTTTCAATAAATCACATTTATGACGATACCATCTATTGAAAATATTTTTTGAAGAACCAATATAATATTTACCATCAATTTTATTAATTATCTTGTATATCCCGCTTTTTTTGGTGATATCGTTCTCTTGCTTTTTCACGTTCAATATCGGCATTTCTCCAATAACATTCCATTCGTTGTTTTCTATTTCTTTCATTTAAAAATTCCTTACTTCTATGTAATTTATGTCTACCCATAATAATAAGTATAATTATAAAATAAATTCTTACAAAAATTCTTACATAAAAATATGTTATGGAGTTAAATGAAAATATGTATAAAGATGGAAAATTATGGATATCTTTATATTATTAGTAATGCTGCGTGGCCAAATTGGATCAAATTAGGAGTTACAAAAGACCTCAAAAATCGTTTGCATACTTATAAAACGGCTAGTCCATTTCGTAATTACGTTTTGGAATATAGTTTGTTTCATCCCGAATATTTGCAAGCCGAAAAGAAAATCAAGGAGACCATGAAACACTTTGCAAAAAGTATAAAAAATGAGTGGTACGAAGTTGATTTGCATATGGCCAAAAGTCGCTTGGATGAGCAGATTGAAGAATATCAGCGAAAAAACTTGACTTCTGTGTAGTTTTTATATATCTTGAAGACGTTATGAGTGAAATAGCAAACAAACCAATTACGTTGCAGTTGAACAGTGTTTGGAAACCTATCGGTTACAAGAGTGTCAAAGATGCAATTATCAGCCTAACTGGTAGCGAAACAAAACCAGAACCATCAGCATTAGCAATCGACATCGAATATGCTCTTAAAGATGATGGAACTCCTGATTTTGCTAATGTTATCAATATGCGTCATGTATCATGGAGTGAGTGGATTACACTACCAATTCGTGATTGGGATTTGACGATCAGTGGTGCAAATAAGAAGTATCGTGTACCAACTGTGATCGTTGCTGTCAACTATGATAAAATGCCACGTAAAGAATTCGACGACAAGCCAAGTAACGACAGTATTTTTCAGCGTGATAACAATACTTGTCAAGTTACCGGTCAGCAATTGCCAAAAGAAATGTTGAATGTCGATCACGTTATTCCTCGTAGCCGAGGTGGTAGTGACGACTGGGATAATAAAGTTACTATCAGAAAAGATATTAACACCAAAAAGGGTAACAAACTAAATAGTGAAATTGGTTTGAAGTTGATTCGTCAGCCTACAAAGCCAAAGCCTATTGACGTTATGTATCTGATTCGTGAAGCACGTCACAAAGATTGGGAACATTTTTTGGCAAAAAAGTAGGAATGTGAAGAAAATTCATAACATTAAACTCTGAACGAAATATTTATCGTTCAGAGTTTTTTTATTAATGAATACAAATACCATCAAAATCCAAGAAGAAGAAATGGAATTAACCAACGACATGATTCAATTTTACAAAAATCAAACCAGAAAAAAAAGAGTAACAAAAAAGGGAATTGAAAAATTCTTCAATTCCCTTCTTGATAAGTTTTATACTAACTTGCTTTTTTAAGGAGCAACTGTTGTTTTGACAGTCGTAACCGTCTTTGTTATGGTTGCACCGGCATCTTTTTGTGCATCAAGATCCGCTTGTTTGTAAGCAAACGATGCAGTTGTAAAACTACGATAATTAGCTGTATTTTCACTCAATGCTGCAAACATATTTGCGCTACCCTTACTATTTGCAGCATAAGTCAAACTAGCATCATTTGCAATACCTAGATTTGCACCAACGCTCCAAGCATCTTGATTTGCTCCAATATAAGTAAATTGCCAATTATAAACCTTGTTTTGATGTTCCACTGACTTTTTTATCTGATCCCAAGTATAAGTATGGCTACTATTTTCCTCGCCGTCTGTAATAATAACAACCAATACTTTTTCTGGTCGTTCTGATTCTTGTAAATTTGCCAATTGATTTCCTACATTTTTAATTGCAGTTCCAACGGCATCCAATAAAGCAGTGCCGCCTCTTGGCACAAATGTCTTGTTGTCCAACTCCTTTACAAAATCAATAGGAGTATTTTCATATACAGCTTCATAAAGTGTATCAAATTGATAAAAACTTACGTCGCATGTACCATGCTTTAATGCCTTTTGATCCGAAATAAACTTGTTATAACCACCAATAATATCATCGGCAATATTACTCATACTGCCGCTTCTATCCACCACGAACACGATTTTTGTATAATCTTTTTTCATATCTGTTTATAATAATTATTATGTAGATTGATATCTACATCATGTATTATATATAGACTGCTGTAATTGTCAATTTTTTATAAAAAATTTCCAATAAATAATCTACTACATCCGTTATAGTAATATTCACACGCCTTCTAGTCTCAAATCATTTAACACCATTTTTTCTACCAATTGTGAAAATGATGTTTTTGGTTGCCATCCTAATTCTCTACGTGCCAAATTACTATCGCCCAACAACAAATCAACTTCGGCAGGTCTATAGAATTTTGGATTAATTTTTACCAATACGCTATTAACGGGATCATATTTTAGTGCATCTGGTACACTAATACTATATTCTTCATTAATTCCATTTCCATGCCAGCCACCATTTATATCTGCTGTTTTAAATGCCAATTCAATAAATTCTTTGATTGTATGTGTTTCGTTGCTAGAAACCACATATTCTTTTAAATGCGGCACAATGCTTTTGATATCTTTACAACTTTCAATTACAATAGGATTATTTGGAAGCCATAATTTATTATATAGATCTTGGTTTAACATTCTCCAAATTGCATCAACAAAATCTTCTGCATCACTCCAATCTCGTTTTGCATATACATTGCCAAGTTCAATACTATTAAACGGTTTGCCTTCTATCAATGCTTTTTTGATATGTGCGACTCCTTTTGTAATTTTACGAGTTACAAATTCTTCTCCGCGACGAGGGCTATTGTGAACCCATCCAAATCCAATTCCTGCGGAAAACGTTCCGGACTCAGTTTCTAAATCAAACAACCATCCATCATAATTAATATCTGTTTTATTTTTTACTTCATCTAGTGGTTTGATCAAATGGTTTCCTTTATTTGAATTTTCAACATTTAAATTAATTCTAAAATATTTGTATTTTCCTCTATTTTCAACGTTTAATATAGTTCTGATGTTTAAAACTTTGTCACAAATCCACCATAGTCCAGCCGCCAAAACCTGCGAGTTTGTTGTAAAACATTGAAATTCGCTGTTTTGATTACATGTTTTTGTACCGTCTCCCGCGTTATATCCTCGTAAAAATGCCAATATAGTTGATTTATCAGAATTTAAAATTTTAAGCGGAATTCTTTTAAATTTATTAAATGTATAAATTTCATCTCTTATGTAATCGAGATATGATATGTCTCCACGAAGATTCAAACAATATGAATAATTTCCTTTTTTAAATCCGCTTTCGGTAAACGATATGTTGGTATATCCGTTTGTTATTTTTTTCCATAGATAACTTGCCCGGTCGATGAAATTTTTGTTTTTATTGACGATTGTTCCAGTAGATTTTTTGACACATCCTTCGGCAACCATCATGCCCAAAAATTCAGCCTCCTCCTGTGTTAAAACGCGCAGCGGATTTAAATCCGGAAGAGGTTTTAACTCTAATTTAGAACCAGTCACAATATTCTCTGTTTTAATTTCAATTTCTCCTTTCAAAAATGATATATGATCGGCGGTCGCTTCGTAATAAGTTCCTCGACATTCTATTTGCTTTATTTTTTTATCATGTTTTTCCGTAGAATCATTCCAAGTTGCAGTGCGAGTTAATACTCTTGACCATTTCCCGCCATCCCAAACCAAAAAATCCGGAGAATTTATCGTTGTATATTTTTTTCCTTTTTTTGGATTTTTACGATGGGGTACCAGTTCACTTATGGATTTGATGTCAACTAATCCTGTATTTATATATTTTATCAATATCGGAGTGTTTTCGGTTAAACATTCGTGATTGAATAATAATCCTTGTACCGCATACAAATTGTAACTTTCACGATATACCTTTACCAATTGACGTGCAGCAGCTTTGCTTGCTCCATATGGACTACGTGGTTTTGATGGATGCGTTTCATCTTGTGGAGTATATTCAACATTACCATATTCTTCCGAAGAATTTCCGCTAAAAGTAAGTTTTCCACATCTTTCTACGATAAAGTTATGATTGTCCTCGACTTCAAAACACCACACCTTTCCAGTATAATTTATTTTTTTATAATTTCCACGTTGATATCCAATGTTTTCTTTTAATCCATGTATCCATCTTTCGGGATAATTTCCTTTTATTTGTCTTCCGTCTTTTAGAACAGACGTTCTCGGAGGTCTTTCTCCAAACGTAGGCATAATTCCACAATTAATGTGAAGTTTTAACAAATCAAATTGCAATTGTGGAGATACAGTTGATATGACATCTCTATCATCACCATCACTGTCTCTAATTCCTTCTAATACTTTTAATTGATAAGAACTGTCCAAATCAAAAATCCAAGAAGGAATATGTTTTTGAACAGCGGAATTTCCACATTCTGAAAAATAAGAAACGAGTCCCCATTGATGCATTGTAATGTCGCATTTTCCATACAATTTCCATTTAATGTTATTTATTTCTAGGGTTTTTATAACTTTTGCAAAGCAAACGTCTGTAGGAGGAATATCTATTATTGTCTGTGGACATTGATATTCGACTTCAAATTCTACAGCATTGTTATCAGAAACATACTGACCAATTCCATTACGTATTCTTGTTTCCAAAAGACTTGTTACTTTTTTCTTTTTCTTCATTATTCTACAAGATCCGTCTCCGATATAAATCCCGATCAAATACATCAAATCATATGTATTAATTTTCGTTACATGATTTCCGTAATTTTTATTGCCTTTTTTCTTTTGAATAGGAATAAAATTTGATAAATCTGTAATTTCATCCAGCATATTTCCTTTACATGGGTTATTCGTAGGATATTTAACATCTGCTAGTTTTATAAAATCTTCGGCATTTTTTACCAGTATATTGTTACTTTTAGTTTTATAAAACATCTTATGATTTGGAGTAACCAATAGTCCTCCCTGTTTGAATTCAAACAATTCACCGTTATAATCATATTCAAATAACTTTGTAATTTTCTTCAACTCCAAATTTTTATTTTTTGGATTTAGGCTATATACTAAATCACCAGTTTTCATTTCTTTATAATTTTTAAGTCCATTTGGTGTTAAAACTCTGGTGTCTGACGAATGACATCCAGCATTGTAAAATCGACATATGGGTTTGTGCTGACGAATAGCCTCTAAAATGTGAATAACTCCAGTTGTATTGTATTCCCATGTTTGGGCAGGAAAATCCCAACTACTACCAACAAATGTTTGTGCAGCAAGATTAATAAAAAAATCCGGTTTTAATTCTTTTACAATTGCATTAATTGCATGGGCATCACTAAGATCAAAATTGACCAATGCAAAGCGATTTTTACTCCAATCAACATTTTTTAAATTTGCATGATTTGGTACACTCAATCGTCGAACACCTCCAAAAATCATATAATCGGTATTTTTTAATAAATAATCGACCATATAACTACCATCTTGGCCTGTTACTCCTGTGATAAAAACTACATTGCGGTTATTAATCAACGATGCTGCGTCAGAAATGTTTAAAATATTCATATTTTTTTATAATTACGGCGGGAATCATATAAAAATTCAGATGTTGTTTTTAGTATATATGTATATGTTATATGAACCAAGATATTTTAATTCGATTATTAGAAGATAAACTTATTTATAATCAGATTATAAAAGAATTTCCCGGATTATATTCTGCTTGTTTAACCATCATGCAAAATGTTTCAGTGGAAGGCGTCAACAAATCAATTGAAAAAGTATTAAATTTTTATAAAAATAATGAGAAATTTAAATTATTTATCGATTCATTAAAACAAAATAATACCAAAAATATAGAAAGTAAAGAAACTGATGATACTGATGTAACGGGAATGATAATAATATTGGACAAAAAAGAAGAAAGTTTTAAAAATTTAATGAACATTGCCAAAAAAGAGAAATGGCAATATAAGGGTATTGCAATTGTGGATCAATTTGACAATATTCGGTTATATTTTTATTAATTAAAATCAGTGTCGTCGTCGTCTTCGTCATCAATATTTTCATCAGGATTTCCATATTTATTATTAAAGTTTTTAAAATCTTGATCATGCAATCCAAGCGAACTCAATAGAGTCAATATGATATAACAAATTTCATCTTTTGACAACTTATTATCCATTAATTTCTTGGCAATAATATTGGCAATATAATTTAATTTCATCATTTTCTTTTCATCTGCCAATTCTTTTCTATCCAGTTGATTGTTATTTTTGCCGGGCAATATTAAACCCGGAATCAAGTCTTGATTCATTGAATACTTTGTTGTTTTCAATACTTCATTTTGCAACATCTCATTGAATTCATCCTTATTTTTACATTTCTTTTTAATTTTTTTAGTTATTTCTTGTATGTCTTTTTTTGACACTTTGCGAGCAATACTAAATGATGTTAAAACACCATGCATTGCAATTAAATGATTGAATTCAGTACTCATAATTATAAATATTTATATAAAGTATTTAAAACCGTGCTTTAATTGGAAATTTTGCTCCTTGTAAAATATCCGGATCCATATTGAAATGAACAGTTCCTCTTTTAATATATCCCCGACCAGATACAAATGTACAATTATAACAAAGTATTTTTAAATTTTCAAGTTTGTGATTGTATCTGTCTCCATCTTCAAAATTTAATAACAGTGGTATTTTTCCATCTGTAATACGGCGTTCACTAAATCCGCATTGTTCACATTCACTCTTTTTGATACCAGCGCGTACTAATTTATCTTTTAATCGATGAATTGGAAAGTTTGGAAATTGGTTGTTAAGAATTTTTGTAATTGGATATTTTCCTTTATATGGATTCACAGGAGCAACATCTGGTCGTTTTTGTGTTTGATCACGAACCTTGAAAATGTTATACATCTTACAGTATTTTTTATATGTAGGATAACTAACACCCAATCTTTTTGCTGCCTGTCTAGCACTATTGGTACGTTTTTGAACTTCTAATATTTCTGACTCTAATAAAGGTTTTGCCGCTTTTCCAAGTAAATTACGCGGTTTAAATGAAAATTCTTCAGCTTGTTTTTCTAAAAATGGAATTTTAATATCTTGTTGTTTCAACGCTTCCACTTCAGCAACAATTTCTTTCTGAATTTCTGATGCTATATCAGAACCAACATTTGTCAACTCTTTAATGTCTTTTACGTCGCGTTTGATTTGTTCAAACTCTTTGATTTTACTTTCCATTTCCTGCAACCGAAACAACAGCGCAGTAACATCAATATTTGATTCATTCATATTTACTTTTAATTGGCTCTACTGCCCAATCTATATTTGTTCGTTTATAAAGAGTTTTACGTAAAAACGCAGCCTGTTTATGTAAACCTGCGTTTATTAATATCTTATAGCTATTATATGTAATTAATTTTTTGTCAGATTTATTGCCGCTCCAACATATCATTCCAGCAGCCACACGTATTTGTTTTTCTTTCGCCATTTGTTCAATTATTTGTGTGCATGCTTCTGCATATATATCATCAAAAAGATCGGCGTCTATTTTAATTGTTTTTTTCCAATCGCAGCTAGTTACTGTTATTTGTTTCATCATCATATTTAAGATCTCCGTCGTTTAACGTATCCATATTTTCTAATTTTTTGTTTACACTTTCACATACCCTTTCTTCAACAGTGTTGGCAACAAATACAATTTTTTGAACACTTTTAGTCTTGGCACTATCACGCCATACTCTGCCTGTGGATTGACGCATCAACACTGCCGAATAAGAAGGTGCAATAATTGCTAATCTAGGATATTTACCTGTAACATCATGTAAAGAAAGTCCGGCACCACCGGCAGCAATATTAACTAATATTACTCGTTCTTTATCATTTTGAAAGTCATCTATGTTTTGCTGGCGAACTTTTGCATATTTTGCTTCGCCATTTACAATACATTGTGTATTTAATCGTTCGGCAAGTGCATGTATAGTTTCTGTAAAATTACAGAACACGACCACGCTCATACCATTTTCCAATCCTTCTTCAATCATTTCAAGAAACAATGGTACTTTAACCAATTCTATTTCTTGTCTTGCTCGCAATATTGCAGTTAGCTGATTTGTATTGCGTTCTTTTTTTACTTTGTTACGTAACTTTTTAAGTTCGCTTTCCATTTCAGAATAAATCTTATTGATTTTTTTCTGAGCTTCTTCTTCCATATCATAACAATCTGCACTGAGTTGACTTTCTGGAAAATTAGGAATAGTATCACGACTCAGTCGAACTCCTCTACTAATAAAGATGTCTTTGTTTAATTTGACTAAATGTTCTTTTCCACCTGTAAATTCCAAACCAAAGCGTCCTTTGGTAACACCATGTTCATACAACCAACTATAATATTGCGTGTTGTTATTAAATAATTTCAACGCAGATCCAACAGTTTTTAACTCCAGTGGATTTGTAGCATTGGTAGCACTACAAAATAACATTTTATATCCCTGATTCAAAGCCGCCGTGCAAGTTTCACTGTTTTTTGTCTTGGCACCTTTTAATTTTTGACTTTCATCCCATATAATCAATGTGTTTTTAGGAATCTTCCACACAAATTCTTTTCTACGTGTTTCGCGTCGTTTTACATAACTTACATAAGGACTATCTTTTCTTCCAGTTCGAAGCATTTCATAATTGATAATACCTATCAACTTATCTTTCATTTTAAAATGATCGACGATTACTCGCCGCCATGATTCCAACACTGCCTTTGGACACACCACCAATAATTGCATGTTTAATTCTCTAACTACTCCACACGCAGTGTAAGTTTTGCCTATACCCAGATCGCTACCATCGATTGCCGCTCCCCATTTTTTAATAGAAGCACATAATTTTTCGGCAGCAGCTATTTGCCAAGGACGCAATCCTGATGTATCTGTTAATGGAAAAATTTCCAGCGATTCTGCTTGTTTGATACCAACATCTACCGAAGCATCGAATAATACTTTTCTAGCTTTCGATTCGATTAATACCCATTCGCCATTTTTTTTCGCAACACTATAACCCTGTGCTTTCAAAGAAAAACTGTTTTTCTTCCAATAATTGAAGAAATTAAATCTAAGCTCTTGAGGAATTAGCCAGTCGCGCTGCCAGATGCTATCAGTTTTATATGGTTTTCCCCAGTTAACATTTAACGGATCCATAATAAAACTATATTAATCTCCCATTTCACTGCGATAATTTGAATATTGTGCTACTTCATGAATATTACATTTAACATGTCGCAATTGTTTTACAACACCGATATCAAAATATTTAGTGAGTGATTCTACAAACGTCTTTCCATTCGGATCATCTGAGCCGTGTCCCAACTCAATAAGATTTTGCATATAATTTTGTCGAGTCTGTTTAAACTTTCTTTGCACAGTACCCTCCAAATGTTTTATGACTTCACCGAGTGTATTATAATATACCGGTGATTTGCTTAATGTTGTGTCTACTATATAAAATTTCATAACTTACTAATAAGTATAGTGTTATTTACTATACAACGTATATTTTAACATATAATAAATACAATGCAATTTATTTTAATGTTCGTAAATCACAAATGCTCCGAATATAAAATAAATAGGCAAATAAACAATATTTATTATACGGTATTTCGGTGATTAATATTACATCTCATATACAGTATTATTTTTGATTGTTTATGATTTGTTTAGCAAGCTCAGACAATGATACTCGTCCAGTATTTTTAATTGTGTTTCCGGGTTTTAATTTAGCATTGTCTTTTTTGTATTGAAAAAAGTCATATGGACGTTCATCCGGTGTTTCTTCTCCACTGCCTTCTATCGCACCATCAGATATTTTATAACCAGTGTTACTCTTAGAAGTTGCTCCTCCTTTAGAAGCTGCTCCTCCTTTAGAAGCTGCTCCTCCTTTAGAAGCTGCTCCTCCTTTAGAAGTTGCTCCTTTGGGCGCTACAACAGTTGCTGCTTTGGGCGCTACAACAGTTGCTGCTTTGGGAACTGCAACAGTTGCTTGGTTTGCAGCGGTCTGTTTCGTAGAAGACACCGTACTGACTGGAATTTGCCCAGTAATATTACCAGAACTCGATATTTCTTTTAATGATGTTTTATATTTTTCTCCACCTGTGCCGAAATGACGTAAATAATGATAAACATCGTCCAAATAATCTCCTGCAATATTTAATTTTGACTTTACCCAATCTTCTAATTCGGTTTCAGCAGTTATTATATTATTTATTTCAGTTGCATCGCTATGCAACTGTTTTAATACACCAACAGCAACGCTATTATCAAATTCTTTTATATCCGAGTTTTGATTGGTGTTATAAAATTTTAAATAATCTTTCACAGTTGCAACATAGTCACATGCACTGTTCAATTTTGCCTTTACCCAGTCTTCAAGGCGATCATCTACGCCAAACACAGTTTGTAACTTACCGGCATAATCTATAATTTTTGTTAGATCGCTTTGAGCTGTTTCTGCGTTTTCTTTTATTTTTTTCTTCCACGAAACTGCACTTGGTCCTTTTTTACGACTGGTCCCTGTTTTGTTGCATTGACCGGGAGTTGGTCTGCATGCGGGATATTTACTGCGCTTTTCTCCTGTTTGTCTGCCACATGCTTTACATGTTTTTTGTCCTGTTTCGTTATTAGTACGGCATGTATTACAATCTACCCAACCTTTGCCGCCTTCGCCACCGCGACGAGCAAACCATCCGTGCAATCCTTGTTTTTTTTCTTTTGAAAAATCTTCTTCTAATTCTTTTTTAATTTGTTCAATTTCTTCATCAGTTTTTTTCCAAATCTTTCCCTGTCTACATTTAACCATAGCACCAGAACGATATGCAGATGTTTTTGGACCATATGCTTTCACTGCTTTGTCATAACACCGATCTTCTTCTAGAGAAGGCTCTTCGACATCAACATCCACGGTAAAATCATTAGTATTATTATGCATAGTGTTTAAATTTTTTTTAATAACAGAAGTTTGATCGCTAAATCCTTCAATGTGACCGTCTGGTGTATTGCCAATTTTACCCACAGTATTGTTTCCAGCAGTACACGTAATATCAGATCCTAATCGTTTTTTATCATTAATTGGATGATCAGGATCACCAAATCCTGATGACACATTAACAGAATCTAATTCTTTTGCCAATCCGGCTTTTTTGAGATTGGTATAATATTTTGGATATTCACTCAAATGATCCAATGCAATTTCCGTAGCAATATTGGGATCTGTGGTATGTTCCATTTCAATGGTCTGACCCAGCGACAATTCAATCGGATCAACATTGTGTGCAGCAGTTGCATCGCCAACTCCACCTGTTAGTTTGTTAGCAAATTTCAAATCTTCATAAAATTCATTGTAGCCAATGTCTACATCATTGTGCTTGGTATCAGTTTGTGTATCCATATTGTCAACTCCAAATTCATCTATTTGACTTTTAGATAATTTTTTAAAACTCGTATGTGGTCCATATGCATAATCAACCGCCCATCGTTTTCCGTGCATCGCAGGATGTTTAATTATAGGATCGTTAAGTTTAGTAGGATGCTTGCCGGTTATTTTCATGTATATAAATATAAATATAAATAATAGACCAGATAAATTTTAAATTTTTTATTGTATTTTATATATTTATATTTTAAAAATTTCTTTTTAATCTTTTATTATTCTCCATTTTTCGAAAAATTTTAATTATTTCCCTTTTTTGTGAAGTATAATATTCTTCATTTTCTAATAACATTTCATTTATTTCATTGTCATCTATATTCAGCATTTTTAACTTGCTGAAGTATTTTGGATCTTTTTTAAGACACGCAACTACAATTTGTTTTGCAACATCTTTGCGTTTAAAAACCATCTTTTTTAAGCAATATTGCATACCCGCCAATACTTCATCTGGTGTTACGACATTTTTAATCGCATCTACATCACTTTCAAAATCTTGACGATCTTGCATGGCTTTGTTTTCATAATCGTCGGGGGGAGGGGTGGTAATATCACTTGCACTTGCAGCGGTTTGTGGATATTTAAACTTTTTAGGACTTTGACTGATATCTGGACTGCTAATAGTATCTACACCAGTAGTACCCAATCCACCACCTTGTGAATAAGGCAAGCCTGTCATCATTCTATCACCCATTTCGTTTTCTTTTAATTTTGGCATGTATATAAATATATTTTGTTCCGGAGTAAATCATATTTATTTAATTGTAAAAATATAACTAACTTATAAGGCTAGGAAAACATTCGTTTGTTTTAATAAAATTTTTATCTTGATTGTGCTCGCTTAATGCGCCAATTAAAAAATTGGAAGGAGCATATGCTTTATAATCAGTTTGATAGGATTGAATCAGTAGCGAATCAAGTGCGTATGGCAAATATATTGTATTATTAAATTTATTACAAAAGTGATTGATTTTATTTTTTGAAAATGCATATGAATGAACACCATACATATTTTTTAAAATATTAACATGCTCAGACAAAAATGAAACTTGATTTTGTTTAAATGTATAATTTTGACCAAGATTCAAAATATCCCAATCATTTGGAACATTATTTATAAAAAGCTCTAGTTTTTCTTGATAATTATCTGCAAAGTATACATCATCTTCAAAAATTAAAACGTTAGAATAATCAGAATATTTAAAGCTATTTAATATTTGTAAATGTGAAATAGTCGCACTAATACAATACATTGATGGAGGAACAACTGGGGAATTATTAATGCTTTCTATATACTCAACATAATCTTTTAATATTTGTTTATTTAAATAATCCACATCAACGGCATAATGAAAATCAAAAATAATATTTTCATTTTTAAATAATTTTTTTATATAACATATTCTATTTTGGTGTTGTTTCGCTGTAATAACATAAATTTTATCAAAATATTTGTTTAAAACATTCATATATACATATATAGCATGGAATATACAATTTTAACATATAATAACGGTGTGGGTATTGTAAACGACGCCATACTCTTGCGTAATTTAATTAAAAATAATATTACCGATAGTGTCAATATTAACTATTTTGCCCACCCGATTCCAAAGAGCGATATTGGTATATGGATTCAAAATTTCGACAGCAATTATTTAAACAATTTTAAAACTAATATATTTTTTATTAATGAAGAATGGGCAGGTATACATGAATTAAATAGTTTAAAATATTTTGACGCAGTTGTATGTAAATCTAAATATGCTAAAACACTATTAAGTCTATACAAAGATGTAGTACATTTGCCATTTATTTCATTTGATTATTATGATCCTAATATAGTTCCAACAAATAAAATGTTAAATTTTACAGGTAGATCCATACAAAAAAATACGGAACTATTATTGAAATTAAATTATCCATTTACATTAATTGATCCTTACAAAAGATATAGTGTTTCTGAAAATATAAAACATATTAGTACATATCAAACAAATGATCAAATAAAATATTTATTAAATTCACACCAAATTCATATTTGTATAAGTTTATATGAAAGCTGGGGACATTATCTGTTTGAAGGATTATCAACCGGGGCAGAAATTATATGTAGCGATATTCCTACATTTAGAGAACAATTGGATCCCAATTTAGTTCATTTTATACCTGTCAATGAATGCATTAATTTAGAATATATGTTTGATAGTGATAATACTACAAATATTTTTCCATTAAGAAAATCATTTTATGTAAATAAAGATTATTACAATGATACTGTTAAAAATTTTTCACCAATTGGAAAGTCCAATGAACGTCGTAAATTATTTTCTGATATAATTGAAAAAAACAGTAAACAGCTTATTAATTTTTTGAATCAATTTCGCTAAGATATTTTTTATAATTAGCATCTTTATCAGATTCATATGATCTATAAGAAGATTGATAGAATATTTTTTCAGTGGAAGCGTATGTATTGAGTTTTTTATAAACGTTGTTGCTTAAAAATATATCTACTGGGCATGTGCATTTTTCAAATTCATCCAATATAATATTAAATGTATCGTTTTTATAAGCATTTGCATGTGTTCCTATTAAATACCCATCATGATTAAATTTATAATAAATATCCGCGTCAACATGTATTGAATGAAAATGATATCCCATATTTAATATTTGCCAATCGTCAGGTATAGATGAATAAAATGTTTGAAATTTATTAATATAATGCTCGTCAAAAATTACATCATCTTCTAATATTAAAAAATTATTCAATCCAATTGCTTTACTTTTTAAAAAAATAGACTCAAAGGCACTTTGATGACTCCAATTGCCCGGTAAATTTGGAGATTCTACAGTCCAATGTTGTAAAAAATATTTTTTCTTTGGTGCAATAACCCATTCAACATCAATTTTTTCTTTATTTAATTTATTGTGAAGATCATTATATCTACTTTGAGTCGCAAACGATCCAATAATATAAATTTTATCAAAGGTTTTATTTAAAATATTCATGTGTTATTAGTTATATATTCAGTAAATAATAATTTATTAATTTTTAATATTACTGCACTACAATCATTAAGACCGCTATAAATACATATTTGATCGTTTGTAACAATTGTTGTCATTGGAAAAATTACTTCATACTTTACAACAGAGGCCAACTTTGTATTACGCCATTCCCATAATGATTCAAGTAATTTCGAATCACTATATGATTTGTTAGACTCAAATAATGGATCTTTTATATAATCTATTGCATTTAAATTGTCGTCTAACTTTAGAATTCCAATATAATATTTAAAATATAATGTATCTAATGAAATATAGCTATGAAACAATAAATACTTTTTATTTTCTATTTCAAAAATATTGGTACTCAACCCCGGTTTACCATATTTTTCAATCCACGGATTCCAATCTATATCCGAAGTAAATAATATATTTTCATTTTTATCCATAACTGTGTATGGATTAACATGATATATAATTTTATCATCATAAAACTGCCAGTGCTTCTCAAAATGACTTTTTTGAGTTTTATAATGTGTGAATTCTTTTGTCAATAAGTTGTATTTTTTATATGACACTTCTAATATTTCAGTCAAATTTTCTTTATTGCGTCTGCAAACACATACACTTATCTCATTTTCATTAATAAATCGTGCATCTTCATAGCAATATAAAAAATTTTCATCTGTATAATGTGCTAATATAACATTATTTAAATTATCAATTATATCACTAACTAAAACTTTATTTTCATATTTAAATTCACGTCTAAATATAGTTTTGCCATTGCAGTGTGACGGATTAAAATAATTATATTTTCCATCAAATTGCTTTAATATATTAATTTTAAAATTTAAACTCATAGACTTATATCGGCGAACCAAACATCATATTCATTAAAATTATTAATTGTATTGTAGATAGTTGCTTTTTTAGATAATGTGATCCTTTGATTAATTCACCGCAAACAATGTCGTATAATATATCAACTGTGCGTCCACGACTCACTAACCAATTAATAAGAGTATTTGCTCTTATAGGAAGTATATTACATTCAAAATTAAATAAAATTTTCATGTTTTTAAAACTTATTCTTTTGACATTTGTTCTAAAAACGATCTATCATTTTTATCAATATTAAAATTTTGTATAAATGAAGAATCAGTGGATAAATTATCCCAATTAAATTTAATAAAATTTCTAAGAGGTTCGATGATATCTCCTGCATTAATTTTTACACAAGAGGTTCCAAAAATTCCAAGGTGATATAAATATCTATTGTAGGTTGCCACTCGCAATTTTTTATGTTTAGCAAACATATGATCTATAATTTTATCGTATGCTAAATGCGGCATGTGCAAATCATATTTTTTATTTAATTCTGTGTATGTGTGATCATCAGAAGCAGAAGATTGTTTAATTTTAACAAAATCTTCAAATACAGGCTTTATCAAGGACCAACATTTTCTTTTATATATAGATCCTATTAAATTATGTTGTGCCACAACATAATTTTTATTAATTTCTAACTCTTCATTTGTACTAAAAATTGTTTGACGAGTAAAACCATTGACACTATAGATGTCGTCATCTTCATAAACATGTTCTAATAAATTTTCAACATTATGTATGTATGATTTTTCAAAATACAAATCGTCTTCAAATAAAGCAAAATTTTCAACTTTATATTGATCAAACATTAAATTCCATGTTTGGACAAACATTAATTCCGCACCAATATTTGTTTTATTTTCAATTACGGTTGTATATGGATAATTTTCAAAAAATGTAGTAAAAATTAATTTATTAATTTCTATTTTTTTTCGATCTTCATCATTTTTTGGCCCATCAAGCATTAAAAAAATTTTTCGCTTCTTTGATATTATTTGATTCTTTAAACTCAATAATGAGGGAGCAAATAGTTCAGGTCGATTGTATGCTTGTATTACATACACTGTATTATCAGAATTAATTTTATTATTCATATTATTTGTGTATTATATAGGACATTACACCGGTCGAGTCATAAATTGTTAGTAAATCTAATTTTATAAATGTATTATACCCACATTTTTTAAAAAACTCAATCCATTGAGTTTTATCTTTACAATTGATATGAGTTGGATCATTTTTTGATATATCTAAAAAATAATTAGTTTGATTAAACACTGCACATGGAATACGAATAACCAATATATCAGGATCAAATGTAGATAAACATTCTAATATTTGATTATCATTCATATGTTCAAGTACGTCAAGACAAAACATCAAATCAACTTTATTATATTTATTTAATAAAAATTCGACGCCGTATTTTTTAAATGCTTCTTCTTTTGCCCATTCTGAAATATCATATCCATAACAATTATAATTTTGTTTTTTAATTCCATTAATTAAAAAACCAATAGCACATCCATAATCAAGCATTTTTGTATTTTTGTTAATATATTTCTCTTTTTCTAAAAAAGATATTAATTCATGTGCAAGTTTAATATATTTATCTTCACGATTTAGATAGTTTACATAATTGCGCGTTTTATAGTATTGTTCGTCAAAATTCATATTATGGAAAATTTTTATCAGGCATTTCTTGTGAAACTGTGTGTAATATTTTATTATTAAATTGATAAAAGCAATATTTACAAGACTCAGACCAATTTTTTCCACAATTATTTTTTATTTCATAAGGATATCCATATTTTTTATAGTTTTCATTACATTTATTCCAAATTTCAATTACATTATCTATACTGCCTAATGAATAATCTAAATCATATGTTCTTTTATTTAATACATAACTTGTGCAAATATATACTTGATAATCTTTACCATGAGGAGATGGAGCTATATAAGGTCTAATCAATCCTACATAACATCCATCATCAAAAGGAAAATCGTTTGTACTAATATCTTTAATAAAAAATTTATTATATTTATCAATTTCATCTATAACAGATTTCCATTTCTCTTTTATAGATTCATTTTTACCTTTAATTAAGCAATTTCCTGCAATTCTAACAAATTTAATAACGGGATGTAAATCAACTAATTTTGCAATGTTTTTTATGCTCTCAATTGTTGTTCCATTATATGGTTTATTAGTCCGTGAAAGTTCATCTGGTATACCTCCAGTGCTATCATAAATTATGTAGCTAAATGCTAATTTATTCATTGGAAATCCATTAAAATTATAATCTTCTGGATTTTTACCTTCATCTAATTGAATGAGACTGATTCGAATCCAATTAATTTTATCAAAATTTTCTTTTTTAATTTTTTCTAAAGTGCTATTGTTTGTTATAATACCAATATCATATTTTAATTCGTTTGCAAATTCAATAATACTATTAATATCATCTTTTGTCGAAGGATCTTTATATAATAAAGGATTTCCGCCACCTGTTATTTCGACACTTTTTGCTCCTAATGTTTTAAAGTCTAATAATAGTTTTTTAATTTTATCTATTGGGATATAACTTTTGATAGGTCTACCTGCCACAGAACAAAACGGACAATCACTATTACATATTTCAGTAGGTGCGAGTTGAATTGTAATTGGTTTAAAACGTTTATCAGCTTGAATAGAATTCAATACGTCAGTATGTTGGAGTAATTTATCACCCCATGTACTAAAATTTTGTGTAAATTTTTCATGTTTATTATTCATATGTTATTTAAATAATTATTTTTCATTAATTGACTAGTATGTTCAAGATCTGGCTGTGCCCACATTTGATTTTCATGTTGATAATTTTTATTAAATGTATCCATACCAGTTACATTTATTAGATTGTATTTTACAAGCCCCGGATAATCTGATCCTAGAAAATCAATATATCCACTATATCCCGTTGCTATAATTTGTTTTCCATAATTATATGCATCAAAAATTGTTAATCCAAAGCCTTCACTTCTAGTGAGAGTAATATAACAATCACCATATGAATGTAATTTTAATAGATCGTATTCATCCAAATTATCATATATTACAACTATATGGGCGTGGTTTGGATATTTATTTAAAATTTTATCAATTTCTTGTTTGCAATATACAATATTGTCGGTTAAATAATCTTTATAATGTGTTTTTAAAATCAATTGAACACGATCTTCAGACGTAAATGTTTGACAATATGTTTCTAACAATTCTTTGATATTTTTACGTTCGTTATACTCGCTAATATTGTAGAATGTATAATATCCATCGATTGCTCCACGAACAGATATATTTGATTTTTCTGGTAATTCATTTCTAAAAAATAGATGTGGAACAACCTTTACTGGTATAGTAACTTCACTTTTTTCAAAAACCTCTTTGTTATGTGAAGAAGGACACCATACTTCCGAAACTTGATTGATATAAGTTACCCATTCAGGTTTTAATCTGTTAGTTTCCCAAACAGTATATCCAATTATTTTTTTGCCAATCAAAGTATCTTTATGTTTTTCGAGATATTGTGGCCATAAGTCAGGAGTACAATGCAAAATAACTGTATTATAACTGTCAATTTTTTTATTAATTGCAGATTTTGCAAGAATATTAACGTAATTATTATTATCTAGTTTAGTTTTATCAAAATAAAGTGGCTCCCAGCGAACAGGAATATTACGCATTACAAAATCAGCAACATATTGTTTTGCCGCAGTTGCATAACCACTTGTGCCATATTGACCAACATACAATATAGATAAATCGTTCTTTTTTACAGTGATTACTTTTGATTTGACCCCTCTGTATCTTTTTTGCATCAAATCAATCGCTCTTTTTTTGTCAGCTATTGCCCATTTATATGATTCGTCAAGATAACAACCCTTATAAATTTCCGAATTTACCGAGCTTAATGTATAAGGTATTAGACCATCATAGTCTTTTTGTAAATATTCGAGTTGTCCACCATATCCAGTTATAATTACGTTTTTTTTAGATTGAAATGCATCAAATGCTCCCAAACAAAATCCTTCAGTTTTTGTCAAACTCACATAACAATCACATAAAGAATGTAATGTTTTTATTTCATCATAGGTTAAGAAATCTTTTATAAGAAAAATCAAAGGTGCGTTTTGATATTTATCAACGATTGATTTTATATATCTAGCCGTTTCAGCTTGTTCTACAAGACTATGATTAGTACGATACAATTTAAGAAACAATGAAACGTTATCATTTGAATCAAACGCTTCACAAAATGATTCTACCAATAAATCGATACCTTTACGATCTATCAATTGTGATATATTGTAAAATTTATAATGTTTGTTAAAATTTGTTTCTTTTAATTGTTTATTTACTAATACACATCTACTCAGTATGTGTTGCAATACTAATGGGGTATGTGGATAATCAATATAAACATGTGGTTCTACAACAATAGGCTTTGTTACTCCACTATTAATAAATGTATTTTTGTTCCATTCTGTCGGAACACTGACTACATTCACAATACTATTGTTAATAATGTTAACCCATTGTTGGGGTAATTTATCAAATTCCCAAACAGTACGCCCAATTAATTTTGTATCTGATGTATAATTTATCTGAGAATTTTTTATTAAAATGTCCCATCCTTCTGGAATTGCATGAACAACAATTTCAGTTGGATTGTCCAATACAATATTTTTTTTTTATTGATTAAAAAAGAAAATGGAGTATTGTCAATATCAATCTGTTGATTTGGTATTGTATATGAAAGAAATTTAACGGGTACATTTGTGCGAATTAGTTCGTAAATGTACCCCTTAGCAGCGCATGCATAACCACTTGAACCGTCTGGTCCAATGTATACAACTTTTCTATTAGTAATATTATCTACATATAACGGTAACAAATCAAACTTAGAAGAATTATTCATTTATAACAATCTCTTATAAATATAGACACAACAAATAATCCGTTCAATATATTTATCGAAATTCAGACTTTAACAATTTCCAACGACTGTTATTAATTTCAATTTCACCACTATCAATTCGTTTCAATACGTCAACTATTTCTTCTACATTGTTATAAATATATTTATGACTAAACAATCCCATTATCCACAGAGGGCATTGACGTTTATCGCCTACGCTAATAAAAACAGGTTTGCGTTGCTGGCTTGCCAATACAAGTTCGTGCATTGTACCATAGGTGGGTGTTTTTATATCAAAGTTAAAGATAAAAAAATCAGATATATCGACCAGACGTAAATCTTTGCGAACAATCTTTTTCATGTGCTTATGCACAGCATCAAATTCAGCGTTGGCACGTAGTGTTTTTACTGTAAGTTGATTGCTTTCATCTTCTGGCATATCATCTGTAAACATATGCTCCAATGGCGACAGAAACGTTATGTTCAATGACTTTAGTTCGTTTTTAACATGATCTCTCCATGTATTGGTGCTGGTCTTTGCGTTTTCTAAATTGCCCGCAAGATAAACCTTGGTTTTATTTAAAATATTCATTTTCCTCCTAATACGTGTGTTCTAATTCTAACTTTGTTGTTTTTTTCATATTCATTGAATACGTGATCATCGCTATAAGGATATGATTTTACAACAATTACATATTCATTTTTATATGTGGTAGCGTATGCACTATCAAACCAAACATATTTGGAAAAATGTGACTGAATGAGTTTTTATGTTTTTATCTATTTTCATAGCATTTCTAATAGTTTGGCAATACAAGCCATAAAAACAATTTCTTTGTTTACAACCATGCTGCTTTGATACAAATACTCTGCCACAACCAAAATCGCTGCCGACTGCTGTTTTGGTGCATAATCATCAACACGATCAAATAGAGTTTGATACAATTCTTCATAATGACGAACGCCGCTGTCAGCAATCAACTGTCGAATCTTATGGAAGCCAGTTGTTGCACTCGTTTCAGACTTCAATAGTTCAATTAGTTGATTTTTTGTATTATACGATGAAGAATTTAACTCTGCGATTTTAATTTCTCCATTTAATACACTTTGTTGTGCAAAATTTAACACTTTGCGAATGTCAGGATAATAAGTGTTAACAATATAACCCAAATCATCCATAGTGTGTTTAACATTTTCTGCATGAAGAACGTTTTTTAAATGAATTGCTACGTCTTTCTTTTGCAAGGGACTGATTTCAAAGCACTGACAACGCGAATACAGCGGCTCACTAATCTTTTCAATATAGTTACAGGTTAGAATGAATCGTGTAGTCAATGCATACGTCTCCATAATGTTACGTAATGCCGCCTGTGCATTATGAGTCATGTAATCACAATTTGACGTAAGTGTTTTAGATTTTCCTATAAAAAAGTTATGATTTCCTTCAACTGATAAATCATATACTTGTTTTTTTTCAGTCAACTTTTCAATTTTAATTATTTTAATTTTTTTCATTTTGAATCCCATGTATCATTTTTTCATATTGTTTTATATTTTCTTTTGAGAAATCTTCTTTATTTACATAATTTAATATATTTTTTTCATTTATCCAAACAAATTTTATATTGTTTTGTATACAATATGCTATTGCTTGATTTATTTTTTGGCTTCTTTTCGAAAAATCGAGCGTGGTTTAATTTCATATAATATGTTTCTTTGTCTATCATAAAAATCTCCAATGTATATCTTTTTTTTTGTTTTGATTATTTATATAAGGTATTCTAATTGTTTCGTATTCTAGATAATTATTACTTACATAAAAACTTGCTTCCCATGAACTTCTAAACTTATATGTTTTGTTGTTTATTGTAACAACCGCGTTCCAACGTGTCCATCTATTTGTTATACATGGTGAAAAAGTTCCATTTTTTATTTTTTCTCTAAGTTTATCAGAAGCTTTTTTTGCATTTATCTGAATTTGAATTTTTCCTGCATCTGTTTTGAAAAATTTTTTGAGTTTCCTGCTATTATTTTTTCCCTGCAATTTATAAAATTCTTTTCCTTTTTTTGTATTATTCCATTTTTTCTTGGAAATTTTAAATTTTTTTATACTTTCAATAGAATGTTTATATCGTCTATAATTTCCTTCTTCTACACATGGTTTACAATACAAAAGAAATCTGGGCTTCCTATTATATTTGTATTCATCTATTTTTAATTTTATATTACAATATTTTCATTTTGGAATATTGTCTTCCATCAGAAAGAAAAAATAATTACATGAATTATCATCCATTTTTCTGACAATTGAATTTTTCTATTTTCTTAAATCTGAATGAATATTATTCATATCGAATATGTCGGAAAATTTTGGCAGGGTGTTATATTTTTTAAATAGTTGATCAATTTCCTCACAAGAAAATGATTTTCTATCATATATTTTATAACTTCCCAATTTATTTTTAATTGCAGCATTTTTTAATGTTACAAATATTTTTATTCTGGTGAAAGAATATAATCATATTTTCCAGAGAGCAGTTCAGACGCCTTTACTTTAAAGGGTTTATTATTTTCATCGTATACATACCATTTATGATCATGCGTACAAACAACCACCTCTCCATTTTCCAATTCAATTCTCAGACATTCTTGCTCTCCTTTATCCCATAAATAAAAAGGACGCCATTCAATTTTACTGTGTTGGGTGTTATATGATTTGACCAAATCGTTTTTTTCGTCTGCTTCTTTTATAGAAATCATGATTTCTTCTCCATTCCTGAGAACGTAAATAAGTGTATTTTCATCAAGACATTCATCCAAAATCACGATCTTCAATTCAGAAAAACCGACATTTGATGCAAAATCTTTGATTTTTGTACGAACATTATCAACGTTATTTTCGTCAGACGCATTGATATACATTGCATCACAATCAACATTCTTAATAATTAACTTAGCCAAGGTTGTCTTGCCAGTTCCCGCAGTTCCATAAAACAATAGATGCGGAATATTTTTTGAATCAATGAATTTACGAATTGTAGCAATCAAATTTGGATTACTTACATATTCATCCAAAGATGAAGGACGATATTTCTCGGGCCAGATAGTATGATGTTCTTGTGTAGTCATATATTATTTAACAGCTAGACCGGTTACGTGATAGGTTGCAACAATGTCGCCGCTTGTAAATTGAATAGTTGCCATAGGCTTAGTAACACCCAATTTGAGAATTGTATCGGCAGCATCTTTATTTGCTACCAAAATTTGCTTCAAATATTCAGAACTAAAACCAAGTGATGATGGAAGTGTATCTTTATCATTTGTGGTTTTAGGCAAATATTTGATTTTTGAAGTGTTTAATGACTTGTTTGCACCTTGAATATGACCGAATACCATTTCAAGTTTATTATCCTTGTTCATTTGAAACACTACATTCTCGCTATCGGACAATGCAGTTGTACTAGCAATATAAGTGTCAATAAAGTCTCTATCAAGCACGATTTCTACTTCAAACGGAGGTTCATTAACCTTCTTGATGGTCTTTACCACTTCATTTGCTCGCAATACATTAATATCAGCGGTTACATATTCCATCTCAATATTACCAGAATTTACTACAATATTGTAAATTTTGCCGTTGTTGTCTTGTTTGACGGACAATTTGATGTCCGCATCCAATGCATTCAACATCTTCAATAACTTGGTGGTATCATTTACCGCAAACTCGGTTGTTGGAATTTCTTCAAAGTTATTCAGTTCAACTACTACACTCAGTACATAATTTGGAGTACATGCTGCCATTCGTAGTTGCTTTTTGTCATTTAATACCTTCCAAATTGAAGTTTCCATAAAATTTGCAAGATAATACTTCTTAATCATTGATTCTAATGTAGATTTAATCATAAAAGAAAAACTGCTCGGTTATAAGTTACGTCACACTATAACCGAGCAGTTGTAGGTTGTCCAGTTTATTTATTCACAATCAAATACAATATTCATTGTGTTCATACTGTATTGATCTGGATAATTCCACTTTAACACGTTGTAAAAGTCTTCTAATTTGCTTTTGAGTTCTTTTGTATACATCAATTTACGATCAATGTATTTCTCAATAAAATCTAAAATTTCTTTAGGATCAGTGCCGTCGGCTTTCATAGCCAATGCATCAATACCACAATCATTCTCAATTAGATACACCCACTTGATTTTCTGACCATGCATAAGTTTTGGATATTTATTGTCAAGTTTCCAAAACTCAAGCAAATCATTGTAAGCAAGCCCCGCTTTTACTTGGGCAGGAGTTCCTAATATAAAATTAAATGGTACACGATTGTTTGGATCGTAATTTTTACCTTTATCCATACTCACAAACTTGATACTTGTGTTTTTTGCAAGTTCAATGATCGGTACATCGTTCAATGTCAATTCAAAATCATAAATTTTCTGATTGATGATCTTCATGTCAGTCTTTTTAAGAATGTCAATCAAAAAGTCATTCATAAATTTTCTGAATCGAATTGGAAAGCTTGTACGAACTACGTCGATACCTTTGATTTCCAGTTCATCACACTCAACGCCGTTCTTGTTAATAATGAATTGTGTATAACGCTTCTTTGCCAGCCAGAATGAACTCTTGGCAATGACTTCTTGTTTTGCTTCAAATTCATGACGTGACAAATTAAATGCTCGTAGTGCCATCACATCAAAAATTTGATTTACAAAGGTTTGTACCTCTGAACAAATTTTCAATGTGGTTTTAATCATTAACTCTTCATTGTTAATATCAACTTCTGGCATTGTTCGCTGAATGATAGGAAGTGCGCTTGCAAAGCAACTATCTGTATCAGTATAAATGACATAATCTCCATCATCTTTAAGAATATCTTGATAATATTGATTGATTGCTTTACCTGCCGTTTGAATAATAGTTACACCACTCTTGGTAACAGCTTCTGCATTGTCTTTATCATAGAATCTAAAAATTGGCAATCCAAGTACACCATAAGCACTATTCAACATGATCTTTTGTACCAATTGACGTTGATTATAAAATTGATACATTTCTTTGTTATTTTCTTTGGCGTACTTCTTTTCCAATTTACGCATCTCAACACGTTCGTCAAACCACCGACTCAATATAGAAGGAATGACACCTTTCTTATCCAATTTATAAAGTACACCGTTACTTGCTACACTCAAATTTTGTTGAGCCAGCAATTTATGAAATTCATCAATCGTATATGGATTTCCAGCGATAAACACCTTTTCAAGTGTACCAGATAGATATGCTTCTACATCCCAATTATCAATCTTACCAACCTTAGTTTCTGGACTAATATTGAGACTAATCATGATTTTTGGATACATACTGGTCAAATCCAAGTCAAATACATATTCATATCGACCGGGAATTGGATCTTTTACGTATGCACCTTCAAATCCTTCTTCGTTTGCTTCCAAACGTTGCTCATATTCTTCTTTTCCCTCCATTGGTTTATTTGGAGCAATAAGACCACCGTTACGACGAAGATATGTCAATATTGCACCTTCTAGGTAACGACTACTCCATGCAAAATTCTCATACGGAACATGTCCAGTATGACAAATTTTACGAGCCAATTCAATATATTGTTTTAGTTTATCCAATTCAACAACAATTTTTACGTCATTGATATTGTAACGAATATACTTTTCCAAATCAGTCTTATACAGATGATCGAGACTTCCTTCAAATTCCACCTTACCAATACCTACAAATTTACGACCAATTGGATCAAGTGCATATGAAGGCTCGCGCTTGTCCGAATATTTCTTGAACAATTCAAGATAATCCAAACAACTGATACCAGCTATCACCAATCTCTTGCTCCAATCGTTAATATAACAAATATCAATTGGACTCAATCGTTTTGAATGCTCTTTGCCCATTACATTTGTAATACGATTATACAAATATGGCATATCGAATTTATCACAATTCCATCCTGTAACAATGGTAAATCCAAGTTCATTCCACTTATTCAGGAACTTACTTAAAAGATTATATTCGTTGTCACTTGAAATAATTTCAATATCATCAATGAAATCTGTTTTTACCCGGCGATCTTTATCAAGTAGAAATGCAATATACTTGCCGCTTACATAATCATACAATGCAATTGCAGTGATTTCCTTATCACCTTTTTCGACAGTTGGAAATCCGCCTTCACTGTCTGTTTCAATATCGATGCAACCAATACGATGTCCCTTGGATACATCATCACTGGATTCATACAAATCAATTAAGATTTTGGTTTCAAGTGGAATGTCTGAACCAAACAATGATGGGTCTCTAGGATTAAAAAATGTAACTCTTTCTAGTTCATCACCATAAATGCTACGATAACGTCCACCGGGACGCTTACGAAATGCATAATTAGCAGCACTCAGAGGCATGTTAATTTTTCCAAGTTTATCGTCCCAGATATGAATAATCCCATCTTTCTTATTTATATAAATATTTTGATACATGTTTTACCTCATCTTCCCAAATTCTAACAAGTTTATAACCATTGTCAACCGCTATTTTGTTTTTTAACGCGTCGTTTTTTCTATTTTTTAATTGTACTTCATTCAACTCATTATCAGATTTATTTTTTCCGTGCCAATAAATTCCATCAACCTCGATAAGTATGTTTGTTTTAACTAAATAAAAATCATATATTTTTCCACATAACACGTAGCCGTATTTATATTGTATATTATTATTTTTTAAATATTGTTCTATTTCAATTTCTGGAGAAGTCATCCGACCATTTCCCAATCCAAAATTGTCAACGGTTGCACATTTATATGTGCAATATTTTGATTTTTCTCGACAAGCTACAACAAAATATTGTTTGTTGCACACGATGCACCATTTTTTTATTTTAGGAGGATTTCCTCCTGTGTTTTTATATCTATACGATCCTTTACTTTTTTGTATCGATGATAGTTTATTTTTATATTCATCGGAATGTGACTTTCCATAAAATGGATTATTTGTACCTGAATTTTTACAAGATAAACAAACTGAATTTTTTTTCTTTGCGTTCCAATGAGATCTTCTACTTTTATATATCTGCATTTTATTGCAATTAGGACAATTTTTCTTCCACTGTTTTCCAATATTTAAGCATTCTTTTTTGTTTAATTCTTTCACCGTGTCGTTCATAGTATCGCTTATCCCGAATGCGTTTTTGTTCTCGGAGTTGTTCTTCTGTCTTATTAAGTTTTTTTCGTCCCATATTTCTTCCATGTTAATATATATTACGTCGAAACATAAAACGACGGAATAATTTGTTATGTCGATTCCGAGCCAGAAATTTGAGTTGGAACTATCGTCGGTGCAACAACTTCTAACGGAGTCATATTTAATTTTTGCCGCAACGAATCATAAATCGATTTATATTCGTCTTTGACTGCCAATTCTATCTGATCCACTCTATTCCAAATTGCTTGCGGATGAATAGCACAAAACACAGAGGGTTCTAATTCTACTCCACTCAATACAGGAGGAGTAGTTTTATTAATAACATACCATAGCATGGCAAGTTCATCTTCTGTCAGTGACTTGAATTCTTCCAATCTCATGCGTCGAAACTACCACAGAACAATACCGTGGTCAACATATTTTACACCCAATTATTTTTGTTAAAAACAATAATTTTATCATTTGCAAACACGAATCGGCAAATAAAAAAAGTTTTTGTTTCATAATAAATCGACACGCTGCATTTTCTACTGTATGGTCATTGACATATGGCCGAAGAAATAAAACAAACTCAAGAAATTACTGAATTCAAAAAGAAAAAGGTTAGTTTTTCTCAATATTCGATGTGGATGAAATGTCCTTTTCAATGGAAGCTAAACTACTTGTGTGGAATGCGAAAAACTGATTTTAATCTTAGTATCTTCTTTGGAACCGCAATGCATCATGCAATTCAATCTTATATCGAAGCTTTGTATACCAAAGGTCTTGCCGAGGCTGGAGAATTAAATGTATTTCAACTTTTCAAAGATAAATTACACCAAGAATTGGAAAAAGAAAAAGACAAATATGTTCCCACTGAAGAAGAACTAGCGGAGTTTATTGACGACGGTGCCAATATTATTAGAACCATTCTAAATACAGCCAATCGTATGAAATACTTTCCAAGCAAAAAATACGAATTTATTGGTGTAGAAGTTCCACTCGATATGGAAATATTACATAATGTAAATTTCATCGCATTCATCGATCTTGTATTAAAAGATAAAGAAACAGGCAAATATAAAATTTACGATTTTAAAACTGCCGCCGTTGGTTGGAACAGTTACATGAAAGAAGATGAAGCAAAATATAGTCAAATTCTTCTATACAAAGCATTTTACAGCAAAAAGTTCAATGTTAATCTCAATGATATTGAAGTTGAATTTTTTATTTTAAAGCGTAAACTCTACGAAAATGTTTCGTTTCCACAAAGCCGAATTCAGACTTTTACTCCAACACATACACAATCTGCTATTTCAGATGCTCTAAGTGGATTTATTAAATTTGTGCAAGAGTGTTTTACACCGGAAGGAGCCTATAACATGGATGTCAAGTATCCAAAAATTCCCGGCAAAGCAAAGAAAAATTGTAAATATTGTGCTCATTATAAGTCAACCTGCGATGGTAAAGTAGATAAAATTGAACAAGAAATTCTCTAAAATAAAATAAATAGAATCATAAATACGTATATACGTATATGTAGATATACAGTATTACGTTTATGAAGAACAATAGTATTACTACCGTTAAGGTAGACAAACAGTTATATGACTCCTTTAAAATCAAGAATGTAAAAAACAAATTTTACTTACAAGATTTAGTTAATAGATGCATGTATTTGTATTTGAATGACGATACATTTCGTAGTCAAATATACAATTTTAACATTCCACAGCTTAGTGAAGCGGCTCAAACTGCCGTATTAAACATCACCGGATCAACCAATAAGGAGGTTGTTTAATATTGCAAAAGACACAATAAACTCATTAAAGTTACAATTATCCGGTGTTAAAAAAAAATTAGAATAATAGAAATGTCATTATTAGACACTAATATAAAAACCGACATTACGAAATTTGAGGATACCTTAAATGCGTATCGTAAAAATAAATAAGATTTTTCATACTTTTCTAAGATTTGATGATATATATTGGTGTGAATAGAAATACTGATAACAAATGGTCAATACAAATTTCAAAAGAAATACGAGATATTCTTAAATCTTTTTGTGATAAAAACGGATATAAAATGAATAAGTTTGTTGAAAAATCAATATTGGCACAAATCACGGGCAGCATCGAAGTAAAAAAATGAATAAGGTTGTTACATGTGAATTGTGTCAATTAGAAATGAAAACCAGAATCAATGGTTCTCATCTTAAACGAGCACATAACATTTCATTGACTGAATATATTAAATTATTTCCTACCGCTGTCATTGGAAAACGGACACCACAAATTAAAAGTTATGTGTGTTTAATATGTCAAAAAAATGTAAATGGATCGAATAGCATGTCTAGACATTTGAAAAATACCCATTCTATATATTTAGATGTGTATTATTTAAAATATTATTTACACAATATTCCACAATTATGCAAATGTGGATGTAACATGCAAACATCATTTAATAATCTAGAAACGGGATTTCATGATTATATACATAACCATACCAGTCCATTTGTAAAAAATAACACTCTCCATGAAAAGAGAAAATCATTTGATGCGTGGAATGTCGGTTTGACAAAGCAAACCGATGTAAGAGTCAAGAAAAATGCATCGTCAATAAAAAATTCATGGAATCCCGAAAACATCAAACAAAGAAGTAATTCATATAAAAATACCATGTCTACCAAATATGGTGTTGAAAATGCATTTCAACTAGATGAAGTAAAAGAAAAAACCAAAAAAACCATGATGGAAAAATATGGAGCAGAGAATCCACAGTTTTCCAATACGATAAAATATAGATGGAAGTTATATACTTTACCATCTGGTAAAATTGTTAAATGTCAGGGATACGAACCATTTGAACTTGACCGTTTACTACAAACATATAATGAGCTTGAAATTGTAAACGATAGACAATTATTACCAAAAAATAAAATATATAGAGAATGGAAAATCTAAGACGCATTGCCCTGATTTTTTTATTCCTTCAAAGAATTTACTAATTGATGTAAAATCTATTTTTACATACAATTTACATAAAAAACAAATGTTATTGAAACAACACGCTGCCATTGCAGCAGGATATGAATATCAAATTCATATTTTCAATGACAACGGAATACTAAACAACATATTATGAATAATATACAAAACATAGCTGTTAAGGAGGCGGCAAATCGTCACAAGAAGAAAATTCTTCTTCTGAGTGACGATTTGTAATTGAGAATGCATTCGGGTATTGCTACCATGAGTCGTGAATTGGTATTGGGAACAGTACATCATTATGATTGGGTACAAATTGCAGGTGCAGTCAAACATCCTGAAAGTGGTAAAGTTGTCGATTTGTCACAAGCAACCAATGAACAAGTAAAAATTAAAGATGCATATGTTCGATTATATCCAACTGATGGATATGGCAATGAAAATATGCTATTTGCTGTGATGGAAGCTGAAAAGCCTGATGCAATTATGCATTTTACCGATCCGCGTTATTGGGGTTGGTTGTATGCAATTGAAAATCAGATACGCAAAAAAATTCCATTGACTTATTTGGATATTTGGGACGATTTGCCATATCCAATGTGGAACAAGCAAGCATATGAAAGTTGTGATGCTTTATTTGCTATTAGCAAACAAACAGACAACATTAATAAATGGGTTCTACGGCCAGAAAATTGTATTGCCGTGGACGGATATTATGATAAAAACGGTAATTTAGTAAAATATTAAGGAATTTATGCCATTTAAAATTAATAATCAATTTGTAAATAAACATTTGTTACATTATGTACCACATGGTATTGATAGTGTAATGTTCAAGCCATTGGACACCAATGATAAACGCATACGTGAAAAGAAAAAGCAATTGTTTGGAGATAAACAATTTGACTTTGTATTGTTTCACAATAGTCGAAATGTTCAGCGCAAGAAGACCAGCAATACTATTTTGGCATTTCGAGCATTTTGTGATAATTTAACACCAGAGCAAGCAGATAAATGTGTATTGGTATTGCATACTGAAGCAGTACAAGATGCAGGTACTGATTTGCCCGCAGTTATTCAAGCATTGTGTCCAAATTATAAAGTTGTTATTGATGAAAGTCGTATGACTCCAGAAGACATGTGTGCAATGTATAATATTGCAAATGTAACCATTCTAATCAGCAGCAACGAAGGTTTTGGTTTGAGTATTTGTGAAAGCATTATGTGCGGCACACCTGTTATTGTAAATGTCACTGGTGGATTACAAGATCAAATAGGTCAATTGAATGACAATGGTAATCCCATCGAATTTACTGCTGAGTTTGGAACCAATAATACAGGCAAGTATAAAAAACATGGTATTTGGGCAAAACCTGTACATCCTACTGCTCGTTCAATTCAAGGTAGTCCACCAACTCCTTATATTTTTGATGATATTTGCACTTGGGAAGATGCCGCTGAAGCAATTATGTATTGGTATCTTGCTGGTCCAGAGAAGCGTAAAACCGCAGGATTAGAAGGTCGTCGATGGGCATGTGAAGAAGGTGGATTGAATAGTAAGAATATGTGCGCTCAATTCATCAAAGCAATGGATTATACTATTGAACACTTTGTACCATCACCATCTTTTGGTGTATTCAAACCCGAACAATTGATTGGTCAAGAACAACCATTCAATAAAATCGGTGTTCCTATTCCAACGATTGATAAATTAAAAATTCAATCAGAACTTGCAGATGCATTTAATTCAGCACAATAAAAAATTGACACTGAATTTTTTATACAATAGTATATCAATCTATGAAAATTAAAGTATTAAAAAATGAAACATATAATAATGTTGCAGCACTGCCAAAAGCGGCAACCGAAAGATCCACTGGTTACGATATTATCGCAACTAGTGACCCTGAAATAGTAGGTAAACTACACGGAGAATCAAAAAATGTATATGAGAGTATAGATTATATTCAATATAAAACTAATCTTCGAATTGCTGTTCAAAAAGATAAAGTATGGACTGGTGGTACATCAAGTCCATTAGATATTGATTATGATGTATTGGCTATGCCACGCAGTAGCGTCAGCAAATATAATCTTGTACTTGCAAATAGTATTGGATTGATTGATGCCGATTATCGTGGCGAAATTCTTGTAAGATTCAAATATATTTGGCAACCCGAAGATTTTATTTATGTTCCAACATCAGATGGTAATCAATCTGGTATCAGTTCTAAAATTGTAGGAAAACCTAATCTTGATAAGATTTATAAGAAAGGTGACAAAATTTGTCAATTGAAAATTACCAAAGTTGAACATGCTGAGTTTTATTTGGTTGATGCATTGGATACAACACAGCGTGGTGAAGGTGGATTTGGTAGCACATCGTAAAATAAAAGTATTTTATCGATTACAATGATATTTATTTAGGATGAGAAATAAAATACAATTAGTAGAAAAACTAACACTGGAAAAGTTTGGTTATGATAGTTCTTTATTGAGTCCCGGTTCACATCATAAAGTAGTTGTAAAATGTTTCGGATGTAACGAAATATTTTTACGGGAATATAGATATATTCAAAAATTACATCAATGTAAAAGTGTAATAGGAAATACAAAACACTGTTTTAAATGTAAAATTTGGAAAAAATTAGAAGAATTTCCAAAAAATAAAAATACATCTGGAAATGTAGGAAAATTATGTAAAAACTGTTTCAATTCACATCCGTCCGTAATTAAGTGTGAAAAAAAAAGATTAAAAGCCTATAAAACTTTATTTTACACTAATATTGAAAAATATATTACCAAAAGATGTTATGCAATTAAAAAACAAGCAAAAATAAAAAACGTCAACTTTAATCTGACTCCAAAATATTTAATAAATTTATGGAATGCACAAAACGGGGATTGTTTTTATACTAAAATTAAAATGGTATCATCTGGAAAATATATGGGATTCCAACGATGGGATGCGCCATCAATTGATAGATTAAATCCTAAAAAGGGTTATATTATAAAAAATGTTGTATGGTGTTGTTTTGGTGTAAATTCATTTAAAAATGCATTAGATATAAATCAATTTGAAGAAAAAATAAAAAATATTAAATGGTGGTATGAAAAATAAAATATATGTTTCTGGAAATTATAATTTAATAATTGAACTGTGGGAATTTCTCACAGTTAATAGTATATTAAATTCTGGTATATTAAATGATAGTAAAATAATAATATATGAAACTATTAAAAATAAAGAAAAAATATTGGAAGCAAAATTAAAATTTACAAATTTAAATTTTAATGTCAATGATGAGTCAGGCAATACTCCAATTGTTCCAGAAGAAACATTGGTTGATATGATTAAAAATTATAAGAAAAATCCTGTGTATACTTCAGAAAAGAAATATAGTGATTTAATGAAAGAAAAGGAAAATAACCTATGAGCAAACCAATTTGTATATTTCAAAGTCCTATTTTTACTCGCAGTGGATATGGTGAATGGGCAATGGCAGTGGGAAAAAGCTTGTTAAGATATAACAAATTTGAACTATTTATCATTCCTACTCCTTGGGGTGGTACGCCTCGCAAACTCAATGTTGCTGATATTGATCCGAATGATCATGAAGCGATTGAATTGGGAAATCGCATTTTACGATCACCATTACAAAAACAACCAGAAATATTCATTCAAATGACAATTCCGAATGAATTTCAAGCACCTGCAAAATATAATATTGGCATGACTGCTGGTATTGAAACTACTATTGCACGTGGGGATTGGCTTGAAGGTTTGAATCGGATGAATGTAAATTTTGTAACTAGCACATTTTCAAAAGAAATTTTTGAAAAAACTAATTTTGTTAAGAATTTTCCAGATGGACGTACTGAGCCACTATTAATGAGCAAACCAATGGAAGTTACTCCGTGGGGAGCAGATACAAAAATATTTAAAAAGACTGATGAAAAGATTGCTACTGTAGAAGCTGCATTAAGTAATATTTCTGAAAACTTTGCATTTTTGTTTGTTGGTCAATGGACAAATTTCAACGGATTATATAATGATCGTAAAGATATTGGTAACTTGATCAAAACATTCTGTAATACATTCAAAGATCGTAAGGGCGAACGCCCTTGCTTGATTTTGAAAACAAGCGGAGTGAATTTCTCTATTACAGATAGAGATGCATGTTTGGCGCGTATTGCCGCAATTAAAAAAGAAGTTGGTGGTGATTTGCCAAGTGTATATCTGTTACACGGAGAACTTAGTGATGTAGAAATGAATGCTCTTTTTAATCATGAAAAGATTAAAGCACACGTTAGTTTCACACACGGCGAAGGTTATGGACATCCATTGTTGCTTGCAAGTTTGAGCGGCAAGCCAATTTTAGCAAGTAATTGGAGTGGACATTTGGATTTCTTGAATCCAAAATATGCTCAATTATTGCAAGGAAATGTAAAACAAGTTGATCCTGCATCTGCAAATGAATGGATTATTAAAGAAAGCAGTTGGTTCACTGTTTCATACGGTCTAGCTGAAGATAAGTTTAAAACCATGTTTTATAATTTAACACAATCTATCAAAGACAATGCTGAAAAATTGCGTATCGAAAATATGGAAAAATTCAGCATGGAAGCCACTGATAAAATTCTGCATAACTATTTAGACAGATATGTTCCAGAATTTGCAATTGAAAAGAAAATTGTATTGCCAAAACTCAAAAAGATTGAATTACCCAATTTGAATAAAATATAATTATGGAAACCTCATTTGTTAGTTATTTAGTAACGTGTAAAAACGAGGGCGATCAATTTAAACAATTAATCGATCTATTGTTGAAATACAATAAAAATAATGAAATCGTAGTAATTGATGATTTTTCCACTGATGATGTTACAATAAATTATTTAAACAGTTATAAAACAACAGATGGTGTATCTATTCATCAACATAAATTAGATAATAACTACAGCGCACACAAAAACTATGGTAAAGCGTTATGTAAAGGAAAATATATATTTCAAATAGATTCAGATGAATTACCATCTGAAATATTATTAAGTAATTTATATGAAATCATCATAGCAAATGAATCCATAGAATTGTTTTGGATTCCTCGTATAAATGATTTTAAAGGCGTTACACCCGAAATTGCAAATCGATGGGGTTGGCGATTAACAAATTATGAAAATCGATCAATCGTAAATTGGCCAGATCCACAGGGTAGATTGTTTAAAAATCTACCCCATCTTAGATGGGGACGACGATTGCATGAAAAAATTGAAGGTGCTAAATCATTTACATATTTACCAGCTTCTTTTGACTTTGCATTACATCACAATAAAACTATTGAAAAACAAGTTGAAACAAATTTAAAGTATAATAAACTTTTTACAATCGAAGAAAATTTAGGATTTAGCTTATAATAAAAATTATAAATTAGATTAAAAAATAATATAAAATAAATGATAAGTATCAATAATATCGGATATGACGGCAGATTAGGAAATCAATTATTTCAAATAGCTACTTTATTTGGAGTTGCCCATAAAAATAATTTTATTCCATCAATACCGATTGAAAAAAATAAACATATTAAACCAAACGGTTGTTTAGATATGTCTACAAACAAATGGATAAGTTATAAACTTGATTTATTTGATTGTTTTGATATTGATATTAAAGATAATAACGGTGCGACATTAGAAAATACCTATAAAGAATCCCATTTTCATTTTGATAAAAATGTCTTTAATATTAAAGACAATACAAATTTGGAAGGATACTTTCAAAGCGAGAAATATTTTAAACACGCTACAAATATTGTAAGAGAAAAATTACAATTTAAAAAAGAAATTCAAAATAAAGCATTAGAAATAATAAATAAAAATAAAAAAACAGATATTGTTTCAATTCATGTAAGAATAGGAGATTATCTCGGAATTCAAGATAAATTTCCTATAATGGAAGTAGATTACTATCAAAATGCCATAAATAAAGTTTATGATAATAAAGAGTATCAATATTTTATATTTTCGGATGACATTGATTGGTGTAAAAATGTTTTTGGAGAAAATAAATCAATTTATTATGTAGAGGGAAATTCTCATTATGTTGATTTGTGTATAATGTCGTTATGCACACACAATATAATAGGAAATAGTACATTTGGATGGTGGGGGGCGTGGTTAAATCCAAATCCAGAGAAAATAGTAATTGCACCAAAAAAATGGTTTGGTCCATCATTTAATAATTTAAATACCATAGATTTAATTCCAACAGAATGGATTCAAATATGAACACAGAATTAATAATATCGCTTTATGATAAAAACATTTCTTGGATTTCAAAAATAAATTCAGATGTTAAAATTATAATTTATAGAAAAGGTAATTTAACAACACATCCTAAAGAAATTTTATTAGAAAACAATGTTGGTAGAGACGTTCATACTTTTTTCAATCATTTATATAAAAATTATGATGAATTGTCCGATACAATATTTTTCTCTCAAGATTATCCTTTTGACCATGTTGAAAATTACATCGAATTAATTAATGGCAACGAAGAATATAGAAACAATTATGCAAGTTTAAAATTTGATGGTTATAAAGGATATCATTGGAATTCGATAGGAACTATGTGGAATTTACATAAATCACAACAATTTTTTTCTGGAAATGTGTTAGCCTGTAGTAGTAATGGTTATCCCCATGAAAAAAATTTAAATATCAATGAGATTTGGAATGTTTTATTTAAGTCAAAAACTCCAAATGAATATGAATTTATTCCCGGTGGACATTTTTGTGTTTCCAAAGAAACGGTACATATTAGAAGCAAACAATTTTATTGTAAACTAGTAGAATTATTAGAAACCCACGAAAGAATGCCGTGGATTGTAGAAAGATTAGAACCGTATATTTTTGATAAAAGATTTATAACTTATGAATTCTCTAATTAGTATATGTATCCCAACATATGAAATGAATGGAAGTGGGGTAGGATATTTAAATTATTCATTTAACATACTACATTCACAAACATATAAAAATTTTAATATTATTATATCAGATAATAGTAAAAATGATGAAATAGAAAATTTATGTAAAAAATGGAATGATAGATTGAATATAAAATATTTTAGAAATCGAGAAAAATATGGAATGTCGCAAAATACTAATTTTGCAATAAAAAAAGCAAACGGAGATTTTATAAAAATATTGTATCAAGATGATTTTTTATTTGGAACGCAAAGTTTAGAACTGCAACTATTTCATATATTAAGCAATTCAAATCATTGGTTAGTCACAGCTTGTTGTCATACTAAGAATTCGGTTCATTTTTTTAATGAACACTATCCAAAATATCATGATAATATTCAACATGGAGAAAATACAATAAGTTCGCCGAGTGTATTAATGTTTAAAAATGAAAATGTCATTGAATTTGATGAAAATTTATGTTGGTTAATGGATGTTGATTATTATAAAAGATTATATGATAGATTCGGTTTGCCAAGTATATGTAATTATATAACAGTGGTCAATAGAATTCATGAAGATCAAACAAGTTCTTCTATTACAAAAGAAATAGAAGAAAAAGAAAAAAAATATACGGCGGCAAAAGATTATAAAATTAGTTAATATGAAAAATATTATTACTTATTGTTTTGATTTAGATAATACAATCTGCCATACCATCGGTAAAAATTATAAGGATGCGTATCCTTATCAAGAAGTAGTGAATAAAATAAACGAATTGTATGATACTGGTAATAAAATTATCATATATACAGCAAGAGGCGGAACTTCTAAAATTGACTATCACGAATTGAATCTTTCCCAACTCAATAACTGGGGAGTCAAATATCATGAATTGATTGATAAAAATAAACCACATTTTGATCTATTTATCGATGATAAAGCCATAAACGCACAAACATGGAGAGAACAAAATAATATAAAAATACCAATTATGAATGCCGCTGCTTATATTCAACAATATTTATCCGAAGTAAAACAAATCGCAGATCTTATCAATCAAAAAGATTTAAATTTGTTGTTATCTACTATTAAAAAATGCCAGCAACAAAATGGTAGAATTTTTATGGCCGGTGTAGGTGGCAGTGCTGCTAATGCAGCGCATGCTGTGAACGATTTTAGAAAAATCTGTAACATTGAAACATATTCTATTTCTGAAAATGTTGCTGAGCTAACTGCCAGAATCAATGATGTTGGCTGGGACACTTGCTATTCAGAATGGCTTAAAACATCAAAATTAAACGCAAATGATATTTTATTGGTGTTTAGTGTGGGTGGAGGTAGCAATACAACTTCACAAAATTTAGTTAAAGCGATGGAATATACAAAATCTTGTAAAGGAACCATATTATCTGTTGTTAGTCGTGGGGGTGGCAAAGCTAAAGAATTGTCGGATGTATGCTTACTAATACCTGTTGTGGATAATAGTAGAGTTACACCACATGCAGAAGAATGGCAAGGAATTGTATTGCACTTAATAGTTAATGGATTGTCTTATGAATATTAAAATATTTGCAGACGGATCAAATATCAATGAAATATTTGATTTATATGAAAACAACAAATTAGTAAAAGGATTTACAACAAATCCTAGTTTGATGAAAAAAGCCGGTGTTACTAATTATGAAAAATTTATTAAAGAAGTAACTTCAAAAATTAAAGATTTATCAATCTCATTTGAGGTTTTTGCAGACGATTATCACGGAATGTTATATCAAGCACAAAAAATTGCTTCTTTTGGTGAAAACATTCATGTTAAAATTCCTATTGTTAATACATTGGGAGAAAGTACACATGATCTGATATACAAACTGAATGAAAACAATGTCAAAGTCAACGTAACTGCGGTGTTTACACTTGATCAACTATTATTATTAAAAGATCATTTACCATCTGCACCGAATAAAACAAACATAGTATCTATTTTTGCCGGACGCATTGCAGACACGGGTAGAAATCCTATTTGTACGATTAACTTAGCGCAAGCTTTATTAAAAGATCAATGTGAAATATTATGGGCAAGTACCAGAGAAGTATATAATATTTATGAAGCTGATCGTATAGGTTGTGATATTATTACAGTTACGCCAGATCAAATCAAAAAACTATCATTACAGAATAAAAATCTAACCGAGTATACAATTGAGACAGTTCAAATGTTTTATACTGATGCCAAATCATCTGGATTGCAACTTTGATTCCAATTCATAAAGACCTTTAAAAGATCCAATTTCATAAAATCGGTTATAAACCTCATATCCAGCTAGTTGATTTTGTTCAATTAGCTGGATTATTGCTTTTGATAGATCAAAAGCATCAGTGAATGAATCAAATGCAGATTTATGCAAAATACTAAACCCATAATCAATATAATTCATTTCAGGTAGAATTTCAGTTTTACTATACTTTAATATTTGTTTATGCTGAAACACAGTATTACTAGTATCATATTTGTTATCATTGGCATAGACAGTCATCAATCCTAGTTTTTTACAAACATTATAATAATCAATTACGTGCTTATAAATAATTGGTAAATAAGAATCACCATATAAAACGCCAAACACATCATCAACGTTTTCGATTGCTTTTTTAACTGCGCCACCTGTTCCAAGCAATTTTTCGCCGTCGTAAGAATAATCAATTTTTATGTTTTTATAACTGTTTCCAACTTCTTTTTCTACCATTTCTCCCAAATGACCAAGACACAACACCACATGATTGATATCGTTTTCATTTAGTAATTCCAACTGATGATAGATAAACGGTTTACCAGCCACAGGCACCAATGCCTTTGGAATTGTATTAGTAATAGGTTTTAATCTAGTAGCTAATCCGCCAGCTAATATAATAAATGGTATATTACTCATGCTAAGATTTGTTTTGTTCCTTCAAAATCGAATGTAAAATGAACTTCCGTTAATCCTGCTTCACGCATAACTCTACGAAGATTTTTTTTGTTTTCTGCATAAAACATTAAAAATCCTCCACCACCAGCACCTATAAGTTTACCACCCAATGCGCCATTTTTTAACGCCAAATCATACCATGCATTAATATGCGCATTGCTCATGTTTTTGCTACGACTTTTCTTATATTCCCAATGCTCATTCATTAAATTGGCAAATTCAATTAAATTTCCACTTGTAAATGCTTTGTAACTTTGAACACCAATTTGTTTTACGTAATGTAAATTTTTGAACATTTCCTCATCTGAATTTTTTGATTTTTGATCTTGTTCTTTTAGAATATGAGATGCAGAACGCGAATATCCAGTAAAAAACAATAGTAAATTTTCACTAAGATCATTTACCGTATCGTTCGATAATGGAATGGGGTTTACATTTATATTACCATTGGTATCAATATCAAACTCTGTAATACCACCATATGCTGATATAAATTGATCTTGTTTTCCAATAGGTTCTTTTAGTCTATTGATTTCAATATCACATGCTTGTTCTGCCAAAGTGTGTGTACTAATGATATTATGATTATAAACATGTAAAGCTTTTAATACAGCAACTGTAAAACTACTAGATGATCCTAAACCTGTGCCCGACGGAATATCTGCCATTGAACACAACTCTAATCCAACTCCTTTGGTTCGCGTCAATGCAAATGCTTCACGTAAAATAGGATGTTCAATTTTATTTGAATCGTCTACCTTTTCCATCTTTGAATATTTTACAATTAATTGATCTGAAAAATTATCATTCAATGTAATGTAAATATATTTGTTGATTGCCGCCGAAATAAAGTATCCACCAAATTTTGCATAATAAGATGGTAAATCAGTTCCGCCTCCTCCTAAACTAATACGTAATGGTGATCTTACAATAATCATATTTTTTGTTTGTATAATGTATCGACGACTTTTAATGTTTCAATTCCTTCATTCAAACCGGGAATAGGTTGACGTTGCAATCGAATATCTTCAAAAAATTCATCCATTTCTATTTTCCATGAATTGTCGCCCATTGGATATTCATATGTTATAGTTTGTGGTGGACCCATTTGTGGTAACATTTGATAGTGTGTTAAACGTTCAACACCATAACTACCACCCAAACCTTCCCAATGTAACTTTGCATTTGTGCCATATATTTCAAAACTGAATGTATTTTTCCATTCGGTACAACTGACATGTAACCATGCTGTGTTTTTGTTTTTATTTTGTAGACTTATAAATGCGTTGTCATCAACATTCATGTTCCAATAATATGTATGTATATGTCCTTCGATTGTGTTAAATTTTCCAATAAAAATACTCGCCAAATCTATCAAATGTACTCCTTGATCTATTAATTCACCTCCACCTGATATAGATACATTTGCTCGCCATTCTTTTTCATACCCAATTCTTCCACCATGACCATAACGACCACGTACAAACATAATATTACCAAACTCTGGTTGTTTTATCAATTCTAATGCCTTTAAACATGCAGGATGATAACGATGATTATAACCAATACGAATCAAAGCATTATTCTTCAAACTAATATCTTTTAGTTTTATCAATTCATCAGCAGTAATACCTCCCGGTTTTTCCAATAATACATGTTTTCCAGTTCTGGCCAGTCGTGTCGCAATTGGAGCCAATGATGAATTGGCAACGGAAATAAATACTACATCCACATCAGATGCAACAACGTCTTCAACATTAGTTGTTACAATACTATTCGAAAACAAACCAGCAACTTTCTTGGCATTTTCTAAATTTATATCGCATGCAATATCAACATTTTGAAGTAACTTTGCACGTTTTTGACCAATTAATCCACATCCTATAATTGCTATTTTCATATCAATTCCAATTTTTATTTCTATCTTCGGGTACAATTCTTCTCAAACAGTATATATCACTTGAGTTCAATTCTTTTAAATGTAACGGTAAATTTTTCCAATCATCCCATTGAGCACTAATTAATTTACCAGTGATTTTATCGCTATGATAATTAGCTAAAAACCAAACTAAATTTGCACCCAATTCGGGTGAAGTTGCTCCTTCATTTTTCCACTTTAGATTTTTTTCGTAGAATTCTTTTCCTATTAACTCAGGTCCAGCATTCAATACAGAATCAACCAAACGAGTTGCCAATGCACCCGGTGCTACTGCATTAACATCAATATTAAAGGATTTTAACTCCAATGAAATACTTTCCATGAATCGAATACTAGCAGCTTTGCTTGCTGCATATCCTGTAATATATGGCATTGGTGTTGTTGCTCCACCACCACTAATCATTATAATCTTGCCACAATTGTTTTGTTTAAAATGAGGCACGATATATTTACACGGCAATACTACACCATATAAATTAACTTCTAATGCATATTTAAACGCATCAAAATCAACAGATTCAATTGGCCCCATAGGACCATAAATTCCCGCATTTAAAACAATAGCATCTATTGTTTGTAATTCTTCAATAGATTTATCGATGAATGTTTTAACTTGGTATTCTTTAGAAACATCACATGAATATCCAATAATTTTGGATTTGTATGTTTGTTTTAATGAAGCCAGTCGTTCTGCCAATTGCTGTTCATCTCGTCCACAAATGGATATATTTGCTCCCTCTTTCAAGAACTTCTCGGCTATACTACTACCAAATCCTTGACTTGCACCTGTTATAATAACATTCATAACTAAATAATAGATCCAACCGTTATATATTTAACGTTTGATAGTTGTTTTACTTGTTCATACAGATAACGATTTGCATCTATAAAATATAGAGTATCTTTGTGTTGTAACTTATTATAATTCAATAACTTAAAACTACTCTGATGTCCAAAAACAATAACTATATCAACATTAAGATCATCAATATTATTTATTAATTCAATATTAACAAATTCAATTGGTAGCGTTTTTACCAAACTATCATATGCATAAAATTTAATATTTTGACGATTTAACTTTTTATATAATGTTAATGTATTGCTTCTACGCAATGTGTTTGTATTTTCCGTATAGGTAAGTCCCAGAAATAATATACTCTTACATTTATTATATGGAATTGCATTTAATTGATTTAAATACCAATTTTTATGATTTTCATTGCTTTCTATTATTGAAGATAGTATCGGTGATTTGACTTGAAAATATTTATGAAGCGTGTCCAGTGAAACTACATCTCTAGCTAATGTGCCTCCTGCAAATGGTTCGCCCGGCTTCAAATATGCGCTTTTACCAATTCTTTTATCACTTTTAACACCAATAGAAACTTCATGTGCGTCAGCGTCAATTTGCTCACATATTGTTGCGATTTCATTAATAAAAGTAACAGACAATGCCAAAAATGAATTGATTGTATGTTTAACCATTTCAGCAGATTCCGATTTCATAAAAACCAATTCAATGTTAAATGGTGCAAGCAATTCTTTTAACTTGTTTATATCTTTATTTCTACATCCAACAATAAAACGCTCCGCATTTTCAAAGGTTTCAATACCTTTTCCCAATCTTAAATTTTCAGGAATATATACAAATGTATGTTGCGAAAAATCTCTTTCTAATTTTGCACATGTGGTTGCAACAATTTGAGAAGAAATAATGATTGTTGCCGCTGATTGTTTTAACTTGCATATCTCAGCTATTCGTTCATAGATAAACGTATTGTCTGCCAAATCATTTTCGTCAACTGGTGTATCATATGTGATCCAAAACACATCTGCATGATTACATGCAATCGACAAATTATTTGTGAACTGTACCCGATTTCGTGTGATTTCTGCTTTGAGTTGATTGTTTAATTCTGGCTCATAAACAGGAGCGTTTCCAAGATTTAAATTATCTACTACTTCAGATGATGGATCGTATGCCATCACATTAAAATGCTTGGCACAACACGTCGATATAACACTTCCCAAATGCCATAATCCAAATATTGCTAGTTTATTTATTGTTTTCATATACCCATTGATTTTGTTGTAACCATTTAACTGTAGAAATCACACCTTGTTCAATTGTTAATTTTGGTTGCCATCCTGTATTTCGAACTTTCGTTGTATCTAAAAAGATACATGGATTATCACCGATCCATCCTTTTTTGCCGCCAGAATATTGTATTAATGGAGAAACTCCTAAATGATCTATAATAAATTTTATAGAATCATTTACTTGGACATATTCATCGGTGCCGAGATTATAAATATTTACGTTATTTTGTTTAGGTACCGACAAAACATGCAGCATCGCATCAATGCAATCTTGAACATATAAATAACTCTTTCGCTGTGTACCATCGCCAAGTACATTCAAATAATCGGGATGATCAATTAATTGTTTATAAAAATCAAAAATATGACCGTGTGTATATCGTTCACCAAGAATAGATACAAATCTAAAGATATAAGATTCAAATCCGTAACCCTCTGAATAAGCTTGAATCAAGGTTTCACATGCTACTTTAGATGCTCCATATAAAGACGTTTGAATGGGAAATCCTACATTTTCTGGTGTAGGAATTACAGTTGTTTCTCCATAAACACTTCCAGTTGAACTGAATATAATACGCTTGATACCATTAGCATTCATGGCTTGTAATACATTGAATGTTGCTATTGTATTTTGATTCAAATCTTTGGATGGATGATTCAATCCAAATCGAACATCTGCATTTGCTGCAAGATGAAATACTACCTCGCATGCTTTCATGGAGGATGTTAAGTGATTCAAATTGAGATTATCACCTTCAATCAATTCAAAATTGGTATTTTTTAATGATTTTTCTAGAAATTTTAATTTACCAGTTGAGAAATTATCCCATCCTATAACGCGATATCCTAATAATAAAAGTCTATCAATTAAATTACTTCCTATAAATCCGGCCGCTCCTGTTACAAAAATTTTTTTCATAATACTATGATATCATATACATATAAGCGAGTCGAATATAATAAATACATTGTAAAATATAAAAATTTAATTCGTCCTAAAGACTATATGTAATCTAGATGAAAATTTATGACTGCTTTACATTTTTTAACGAATTAGATGTTTTAGAAATCAGACTTAATATTTTAAATTCAGTTGTTGACCATTTTATATTAATTGAGGGGACAAAAACAATGTCAGGAGAAAAGAAAGAATCTTTATTTCTAAAAAATAAAGATAGATTTTCTAAATTTTTGCCCAAAATAATTCATAAAGTTATAAATGATCTTCCAGATGAATTTATTAATTTACCACATTATGAAGAAACTTCTTTTGATAATATTTGTTTGAATCAAATATTTTCATTTATTAAGTCGTCAGAACGTTTTAATAGATTCACAGAACCAAGATTTGGTAGAAGTTTTTTTATCAAGGAATCTATAAGAAGATGTATGGAAAATTGTGAAGACGATGACGTGATAATATCATCTGACTGTGATGAAATTCCTAATCCGAAAATATTAACAAGACTTTCGGAGTTTTATGATGAAAATGAATTTTATTCGTTCAATCAAACCTGTTATTATTATTATTTAAATGTATTAAGAGAATCGCATATTAATAATGTTATTCATGATTATCCCGGCGCAGAACCCTATACTGGTATTAAATCCTCTAATTGGAAAGGTTCTAGAATGGGAAGTTATAAAAAATTAAAAAATTATTCTTATAATGAATTAAGAGCACAGCCAAATAATGATATACTGAATGGAGGATGGCATTTTAGTTATATGGGTGGTGTAGACTCAATAAAAACAAAATTATCATCTGGAGATTGTCAATCATTTGACAATGAAAAATTGCTATCAAAAATAGAATATAATTTTAATAATTTAAAAGATGTAATTTTTAATGGAGATAGATTGACAAAAGTAAAAATTGATGATACGTATCCATCGTATTTAATTAATAATTTAGATAAATATAAACATATGATTAAATAATTTGTCATTCGGAATAGTATTTTTAATAAAAAATTAAATTTATGATATCAACAGAAATGCTATATGGTCAAGGATTGGGAAACCAATTATTTTGTTATATTTCAACCAGAGCGATTGCTTTGGATAGAGGTTGTGAATTTGGTATTCATGATCCAAACAATTGTTTAGGAGATAAAAGATATAATACTAAAGGAATGTATTTTATCGATTTAGACATGGGAGGAAAAGTCGATGAAAGTAAAATACAAAATTACTATATGGAAAAGGAATATAGATACTTTACTCAAAATAATTATCAAGATTATAACGAAGGATGTGGTGTTTGGATAACAGATCCTATTTTAAAAAATATACCTGATAACAGTCATATATTAGGATATATGCAGGGTCCGGATTACTTTTATCATCACATAGATAAAATTAAACAGTGGCTGAAATTAAAACCAGAATATGATAATAAAAATTTTAGTAAAGATGATATTTGTATAATAAATGTAAGAGCTAATTTTGATCCTTGGATTTATTTACCAAGAACATATTGGTTAAATGCTATAAATTATATGTTAAAAATAAATCCGAACATGAATTTTTTAGTCATTACCGAAGATGTAAATTCAACTCGACAATTATTACCAGAATTAAGTGAGAATATTTATCATTTTGGTATAGGCGAAGATTATGCCATTATCAAAAATGCAAAGTATTTGATTGCATCAAATTCTAGTTTTTCTTTAATTCCATCATTGACAAGTGAAACTCTAAAGACTATTATTGCTCCAAAATACATGCTCAGACATAACGTAAGCGATGGTTATTGGAATATGGGATATAACATATATCCAACATATACTTATATGGATAGAGAAGGCAATTTCTTTTCATACGAAGAATGTATTAAAGAATTTCAAGAATATGATAGAAAAAACGATTTCTATAAAAGTAAAGTCGTCCAAAAATATGGAAAATGGCCTGATGTTGCTACTATAATACCAAAATGAATACTCAAATAGTTGTACACCTAATGCCTTATGAATTAGATTGGTTTGATTGGCAATCCAAACAAATTAAGATAGGTAGTAATTTTTTAGAAAAATCAGATAAAATAATACTTGATGTAACACTAAATTTAAATTTAGTAGTTTGGGAAAAATCAATAATACCAAAAGAATTTTTTATAGAAAAATTTAATAATATATTATTATTATGGGATTGGTGTGAAAAAATAGTAAAGATAGATGATAAAAATATTTTTGTTGGTTGTAATGACAGTCGACGAGATTGTGTCAGAAATACAACCGCAGACAATATTCTTTATTTAGATTCAGATTTAATCTTTAAACATGAGACTCTTAAATACATTATTTCAGGCGCAAGTTTTGTAGATTCCGAATATTATATTATTTCACCAGAAATAATAAAGTTGTGGGATAATACATGGGATGTGATTACGAATAAAAATTATGTAAATAAACATCCTAGTCTATCAGATTATAATTCAACCGATCCATATCAATTGATGAGTAAACATAATGAAGATTCAATTCAATTAAAAAAAATAAATGAATTTAAATTTGGAGGCGGATGGTTTAATCTATTATCATCAAAATTAATAAAATTGATTGATATACCAGACTCATTTGGACCATATGGTCTAGATGACTATTTTGTAATGATCTGTTGTCAATTAATGAAAAATAAAAAATATGATATTAGTCAATATGTTTTAGAAAATATAATAGTTACTGAAAATAATAAATACAGAAATAATATTTATAAAAATTATTTGAGTTTAATAAACCGACAAAAAGAGTTTAGAACAAACGCAGAGAAATATTTCGACGAAGAAATTTTAAAATTTAATAATAGAATATGAATAAAATAATAGAACATACAGATGAATATAGAAAAGAATTTTTAGATATTTTATCTAAAAATAAAAATCGTTATGAGCCGAAACTAGTAACATATTCTACACCAAACAATAAATATAATATTGATTATTATAAATGGACGCATCCATATCAAGGAGATTGGGAATATACCGAAATGTTTACCAATAACATTTTAGATTATTTAAATCAAACACTATTAAAAAATAGTGTAGTATTAGATATAGGTGCGCAAGCGGGGATATTATCAGTGGCATTTGCAAAATTTGCAGGAAAAGTTATATCATTTGAACCAAATCCAGCAGCATTTGAAATTTTAAATAAAAATGGTGAAATTTACAAAAATATTGTACCGTATAACTTAGCATGTTCACATAATAATGAAGTTTTAGAATTTCATTATTCCGATGATGGTCTTTGTAATGGTGGGTTTGCATTAGGATGTGAAAAAGGAGTGGGTGTAACCGGACATGTCAAACCAATAGATGTATACGCTGTTAATTTAAATAATTTCTTAAATGAAAATCATAAAGATGATATTTCAAATATTAAATTAATTAAAATTGATGCGGAAGGTCATGATAAAGAAATAATTAAAACTATATATTCAATTATTAACACAGTTAAACCAATTTTAATGGCGGAACTTTATTCAGGCTCTACACCCTCAGAAGTAAATGATCTCCTGCATACGATACATTCGATCAATTATGATATCTATGACATAGGGCGCGACAATTCTGGTTTTGGAAATCCAAATAAAATGAAAAAAATAAATAGTATAAATGACACTATTTCGGGAGAACTTGTAAATTTATTATGTTTGCCAAAATAAAATTATGAATATCAGTTTTATAATACCATCTAAAAATAATATAAAATATTTAAAAAATGCATATACTAGTATCAGAAAATATTATAAAAGTCATGAAATTATAGTTTTAGATGACTGTTCAACCGACGGTACTGTAGATTGGTTAAGTAACCTGTCAGACAATAATTTGACAAAATATTTTAATAAAAACGGTTCGGTGGGACACACAGTTTTATATAACATTGGAGTTGAAATGTGTAAGCATGATATTTTTTCAATATTTCATGCAGATATGATATGCGGTCCATATTATGTAGAAAATTTATTGAAACATCTAAAAGATAAAACTGTGGTTTCTGCTACTCGTATAGAACCCCCTTTACATCCTGCCGGAAAAGAAAAAATTATTAAAAATTTTGGATTGGAGCATGATGATTTAAAAATACAAGAATTTGAAGACTTTTGTATATCAGAACAAAAATCGTCATGCGACACTACAACCAAAGGAATTTTTGCACCTTGGGTTATGTATAAAAAAGACTTTATTGAAATTGGCGGTCATGATTTAATGTTTGCGCCATTTCCATATGAAGACAGTGATATATTTCAAAGATTTATTTTAAATGATTATAATATAATTCAAAGTCGAGATTCATTTGTATATCACTTGACATGTAGAGGACATCGATGGACAGAAAAAATACAAAAAGATGATGATTTTTATAAAAAATGTTGTGATAAAAATTATAAAAATTATATTAGAAAATGGGGATCTTGGATAGAAAATGATGAATACAGCTATCCTATCATAAATTCAAAGTATGATATCGGATTAATTATTAATAATTGTAATCCGCAGCTATTGAATATATTAGAATACTGGTGTTCAAATATATATGTAGATTGTGATATTAAAAATTATATTAATAATAATCAACACCTCACGTCGTTTAATTTAAAAAACAGAGTAAAAACTTTAAATGATGAAAAGATAAATAATATATTAATTGAATTTGACGGAAATATGTTGAATAATAATAATATACAAATTATTTATAATCTTTCTAAAATTTTAAAAGATTCTGGAGAAATTGGAAATATGGAATTTGATATATTTAAATTTACAATTAAATCTTTAAAAACATACGAAAAAAATTTAATAATAGTTAAAAATTAAATATAGCTTTTTACTGTGTTTTTGATACTATCATAAAAGCAAGAGAGTTTCCAATCAGGAAACTCTTTTTTAAATTCTACTGTATCAATTGCATAACGCAAATCGTGTCCTTTACGATCTTCTACAAAGTTAAACAGTGGCCAATCAATATTAGTAAAGGTAAGATTGGTATATTCATATCCTAAAATATGAACTAACTCATAATTAGAAATTTCTTTATCGCCACCGATTAAATACTGACTACCGACTTTACCGTTCAATAATACTTGTATCAATGCATTTACATGATCTTTTACGTATATCCAATCGCGAATGTTTTTTCCATTACCATATAAGGGTATCGATTGTTTATTTTTTAATTTTTTAATACAGAGTGGTATTAGCTTTTCAGAAAATTGACGAGGACCAAAGTTATTGCTACAATTGGTAATAATGGCTGGAAATTTATGTGTATGAACATAACTACGAACCAGCAAATCACTTGCAGCCTTGCTCGCTGCATAAGGACTGTTAGGACGATATGGACTATTAACTGTAAAAGGTATATCATCAAAATTTAAACTACCATACACTTCATCAGTGGATACGTGTATAAATTTAATTAAATTGCCACCTTTATTAATATAATTTAATGAAGTTTTTAACAAACTGTGTGTTCCATTAATATTAGTTTTAATAAACGGATCACTGTCTGCAATACTGTTGTCTACATGACTTTCAGCCGCAAAATGAACAATATAATTGATGTTTTTTTCTTTTAAAATTTCTAATATGCATGAAGAATTTATATTCATTTTATGATAAAAATAATGTTCATTCGATTGAAACGGTAATGTTTTATTTGCTGCATATGTCATTTTATCAATATTGACAATACATCCAATGTTTGAACTTTTTAACAGTTCTTCAACAAAATGAGAACCTATAAATCCACATCCACCTGTAACTAATATATTAATCATAACAATTGTTTTATACCGGTATAAATATTAATTTCTTGTTTAAACCCTAATTGAGTTAGTTTTTCTGTATTTAAATACATATCTTTGACTTGGACAAGTTTATGGAATTCTACGGCATCAACAGGAATAATATTGCTAGTTGATTTTGTTTCGCATATAACAAAATCAATCACGTCTCTAAATCGCTGAGGTATACCGCTGCCAATATTAATGATCTGATTTGTATCAGCTTTAGTGATACATAGATGAATTGCACGACAAATATCATCAACATGCATATAATCTCTAATAAAATTACCATTATAATATAATTTAATATCTCGATTTAATTTAAGTTCATTTATTAAATATTGCAACGCATTCTTTTGCTTGGACACGCCATCGTCAGTTTTTCCATAAACATTACAAAGACGCAAGATTCTATATTTAATATTAAATGTTTCACAATAACTAATTAATAAATCTTCAGCACATTTTTTTGTAATACTATAAAATCCTTTTGGTTTACAGCAATCCGATTCGGATGCAGGTAATGCACATTCTCCATAAACAAACCAACTACTTACAAAGTTAAATGTGATATTTTTATCTTTACATTTAGCTAATACCTTTAACAGTTTGGTTAAATTGGTATCAACGTCTTTATGTAAATCGCTAAATACATTATAGTTGTGTGTTGTGCTAATCATATACAACACGTTTTCTTCTAATGGATAGTCATTTTCACGATGATGAATATGAGATTCACTATCATATAATCGTTTAAAATTACTGCCTATGAACCCGGTGCCACCAAATAAATCAATTTTCATATTTGTATTTTTCAATAACTTCTTGAATATATTTAATATTATCTTCGGTGATTGTAGGAGCACATCCAATAAAGAAAACCTTTTCTAACACACTATTTGCATTTGGATAGTTTTTCCAATCTTCCAAATGACGATATGCAGGATGTAATAGAATGTTACCAGCAAAATAATTGCGAGTTTGAATTCCATTGATTTCCAAATAATTTACAAAATTTGATTTTTCGACATATGTTCTGCAAATAATCGGTACACCAAACCAAGAAACTTCGGCACGTTGATCTTGACTTGGAAATTTTAAAGTTTTTATATTCGATAGAATCGACTGAATTTTTTCTTTATTAACACGCCGTGCTTCATGAAATGATTCAGCCTTCTTTAATTGAGCCAGTCCAATACCACCTTGCAAATCAAGTGGTTTTAAATTGTATCCGATTTGGGTAAAGAGATATTTATGATCAATTTCATACGGTACATCTTTCAACCAATTACTGAAACGACAATTACAACTTCCATTTTTCAATAAATTTGCTGGGCCAACACAATAACAATCACGTCCCCACCAACTAAAAGTTCTAGCAAGTTTGACAATTTCTTCAATATTTGAACTTACCATACCACCTTCACCAGTGGTGATGTGATGCGCAGGATAAAAACTGCAACTGGAAGCAATTGCATATTCGGCCAAATGCTTACTATTCCATCTACTGCCATAACTATCGCATCCATCTAAAACAATTTTTAACTTATATTTATTGGCAATTTCAATGATACGATCCAGATCAGGAGGATTTCCTAATACGGGAGAAATAAAAATTGCTTTGGTTTTTGATGTAATTTTGCTTTCCAACTGAGTCAAATTAAAATTTAAAGTATCAAATTCAATATCAACAAATATTGCTTTTAGATTGTTTTGGATTAATGGATTTAATGTAGTTGGAAATCCAACGACAGAAATTAAAACTTCATCATTGTCTTGCCAATTAAAGTATTTTTTTAATGCGGCAATCAATACTAAATTCGCAGAACTTCCCGAGTTTACCATCACAGAATATTTTTGATTAATAGTCTTACTAAATTCGCTTTCAAATCGATATACCTTTTCTCCACTACTAAACCATTTACCAAAAAGCAATGAATCAATTGCTTCTATTAACTCATCGTCAGTAAATGATGGTCCTGAATAATAAACTTTATTTTTTGATTGTTTTAGGTTGTGACAGAACTCTGGAACAAATTGTTGTTCTTTAATTTGATTAATAAATGTTTGTATCAATTCTTTTCGATTATTCATAATAAATTTCTTACTCTAACGCTAGATATCTTAATTGTCAATATTTTTATTAGTATAATAAGTTTAATATTTCCAGTTTGTCAAACAATAATCTATCGCTTCGTCAACAGGTCTCATTTTAATACCCAGTGATAATAATTTGCTGTTATTAATTATACAATTTGACCGTGGTGCTATTGCAAAGTTAGAATAAAATTCTTTTTCAGTAATAAAGTTAAATTGTTTGTTTTTTGCTATTGTTTTTTTTAATTTTTTAACTATTTCTTCAGTTGTGATATGGCCTGTATTGGTGATATTATATATACCGAAAGGAACATGATTACGTATCATTTGTATCACCGCATTTACAAATTCATTTTTATTTGATATTGAATTTTCAGCATTTAATAATTGATTATAATTAAGTAATTTACTTAAATAGTTTCTATTATTATGATTTTCTTCGAATGGAATTCTCAATCTACAAATATAATGTTTACTCCATTGAGAAATTATATTCTCACCAACAACCTTGGATCCACTATAAAAACTACAATTATTTTGTTTCCATGTAAAATTCGGCTCGTCTTGTTCCGAAAATCCACTACCGTCGTCTTTTTTTCCATTATAAATACATCCACTTGATATATGTGTAATTAAAATATTATTTAACATACACCAATTAGTTAATATTTGAGTCCATATAATATTTCCATGTATAGTTGTTGTTTTTTCAATTTCACACGAATCTACGTTAGGTTTTCCAGTATACCCGGCGGCGTTTATTACGGCTTCAATTTTAGGACATCCATTTGAATGATACCAGCATTGTAAATCATTAAATGTTGTATTTTTTGTGTTCTTCCAATGAATAACATTAACATTTAATTGTTTTAATTGTGTTGCAAATTCACTTCCAATATAACCATTCGATCCAAATAATATTATCATATATTTTTTAAATAATTTTTATACTCGCTGTTTGGTAATTTATCAATAATTTTTTGTAATTGTACCTTGTCAATAAAATTTCTTTTATAACACTCTTCTTCAATACATCCGATACGGATTCCTTGGCGATCTTGAATAGTTTTAACATAAGCGGCACTTTGAAATAAATTATCTGGCAATCCAGCATCCAACCATACAGTGCCTCTTGGAAATTTTACAACATCCAATTCTTTATTTTTTAAATAAATATTCATGATATCTGTTATTTCCAATTCACCTCGTTTAGATGGCTTGAGTTGTTTTGCATATCCAACCACTTTATTGTCAAAAAAATATAAACCCGGAACAGCATATTTGCTGCGTGGATTTTGAGGTTTTTCTTCTATGTTCAACGCCAATCCATTTTCATCAAATGTTACCACCGCATAATCACTAGGATTGTTCACTTCGTATGCAAATACGACGCCGCCGCGTAAATCACGTTTCATATTAGCCATGCCATGAAAAATATTATCACCCAAAATCAATGATACTGAATCATTTCCTATAAAATCTTCAGCCAATATAAACGACTCGGCAATACCATTTGGCGTGTATTGAATTTTATAAACAATGTCCAATCCCAAATGATGTCCGTTTCCAAACAACTTTTCATAGATTGGTAAATATTCAGGACACGATATAATACAAAATTGTTTAACGCCACAACTAATCATTGTAGATATTGGATAATAAATCATCGGCTTATCATATACTGGTAATAATTGTTTGTTCACTGCATTTGTTAATGGATACAATCTGCTACCTGTGCCGCCTGATAAAATTATTCCCTTCATAAATTATAAATATTTTTAAAATTTTTCTGTATATACGTATATACATGTTTATCGAAAACTTATTTTTAATTGTCTCTATTTTAATTATATGGTTTAATACCGAAGCATTTGTAGAATATTCGCGCTTGTTGCATTTGCCGCTAGTAAAAGTAAAAGAATATTTATTTGCTAAAAAACGTGATTGTACGCTATCATATCATACATTCTTGCTAATAAACTATAATAATTTTTTCACTAGACTGATCACATGTCCAATTTGTACATCCGTATGGTTATCAATTATTGTGGGAATTTTTACACAATTATTATTTATTTATTATCCGATGCTATTTATATGTAGCTTGTATTTATACGAACTATATAATAAATTGACTGGATATGAGAATAAATAATATTGGAGAATTTAAAACATTTTTGGTAGATAACCAATTAGATAATCTAGATTCTACCGTTGTAGAGTTTGTTGCATGCGTTCTTCAATATAATCTGTTTTGTAGTTGTAAAAAAGCACAGAAATCACAAAAGCATGAAATATGCAATCAACAATACATGCATGCGGTATCAACTACATTAACTACAAAAAAAGACATTATATTTTCAAAAATACAGGATAATACTATTGAATTTTATTATAACCAAAATTATCATATTGCAACAATATCACGCCAATAATATTGATTTCCAGTCTTTAACAAGCGGTTTTATAAACACAATCTTCTTTTGAGTGGTTTGTACGCTGTATCCGTACTTTTCACTGTTATTGACATAAAATGCATATTGTCGCATACATTCTTCTGAATTTTCTCTGGCTAATCGCCCGCGTTCAGTGCGTTCTTTCTTCCACATAACCAGTGGTATCTTTTTTATCGAATTGCCTTCGGTAATACCTATTTCGATCCAGTTGTCGGCTTTATAACATGCACCATTTCGATTAGAATGCCCTATATATTGGATTTCTCTGGCTGGTAGTATGAATGTCTCAAAAAGAACCAAAGCATCGTTATATTTAGCTTTCCATGCATCCACACCCACTGTTCTCAGTTGCTTGAGTGTCATACTGGCGGCATTAGCAACTGTTATATTGTTTTTGATTAGACAAAATCTACTATTATTTGCAATTTGATGCAAATGTTTCATTTTGATCTCATTGTTCCATCCAATATATTCTTCTCTGCATTTCAGTGCCAATGTGCCACTCGTTAAACCAATAGAACCAATAAAATTGCCGCTTGCACTCTCGTAAACGAGAAATGACAAGCGGCGAGTAGGACTATCTTTATATTTTACGTAACCGTGATGTTGATCAATCGTGTCTCTAAATAGTTTAAATTCAGAAGATTGTTTGCATTCAACCAATTTTATTGGATAATTTTGTGTTGTATTGATTTGAGACATTTTATAACAGTGTTATTGAGATATTCATTATTCAATAACTCCTGATAGGACAGTGTTTTGCCATAACTAATATCTTCCCACTGTAATAAATAGTCTGCTTTTTTTTGTAACTTAGGATCATTTAAAGCTTCATGACTATTTGCCGGATCTGTAAATATTTTGGTATTGGCTACCGTTTGTCCACCGACCTTTACTACACGGCCATCAGTGGGAAATCCATAAGTATATTTACTGATATGAATAAAAATCCCATTCTTTTCTTTACGAATATAATCAACTTCGTCATTTTCATAAAAGTCATAACGAATATCACTGACAATGGCAACATCGATTGGCGGCGTGCCACATTCAAATTCTGAGCCAATTCTAGTATTTAATTTATCAATCCAATAACGACCGTTGCTTTGCTTGCGTTTAGCATCACCATACCAAACCAGCATGTCGCGAAATATCTTTTTTTCGTCAGTGTTCTCCGTAAATACATTTATATTGAATTTGTCACGAATAAAATTACGACAATCCATTTTCAATTCATGTGCCAGTGCAAAGTGCTGTGCATGTAAATGAAATTGTTGTCCGAGTTGTTTGACCAACAAATCGGAAAACAGATTTTTGCCTGCTCTTGCAACGCCGCCGACGCCTATGACTATTTGTTGTTTATTCATCTTTTCCTTCTAACATTTTTTCAATTTGTGATTCGCTAAAACCAACACTACTACACAAATTGATTAAATTAGTCAATTGTGTTTCATCTTGAAAGAATGAAACACAATAATCATAAGCATCGCTTTTACTAATTCTATAGTATGATGCAATGATTTCAATTAGCTTTTTGCTATACTTTTGTTTTGATGATTTTATCCACTTGCAAAATCTTGTAGATTTTGGAGTGACATCACAGCACGCTTTATAAAATGCATTTGGAGGCAATATATCCAAATATTTTGATATATAGCTGACGCCTTCGATTGCACTTTGATCCATACTCAAACCCATCAAAATAACATATTTGTTAAATGTTTTTTGCTCGATTTCGTTTAGGGATTTATAATAATCCGGCGTCTTGGATTCGCGGATATGTTTGATGTGATCAAACACTGTCTTGGATTTCGTCGAATTCTTTGGTTGACTCAAATCCTGCGGATTTGAGTCTTGGTTCTTTAAGCTTTTTGGCATAAAAATTATTGATTCTAACTCTCACAGCGTTCATCAGTGACAATAACATGGTTTGGTTCTGATATAAAGTTTTTACATCTTCTTTATGCTTTTTATATTCTATTTCATCAGGAATCAACTTTTCCATCGTGTCAATACGAGAGTTGATTTTTTTTATCTCTTGCTTGAAATAAATAAAAAGAGATATACCAACAATTAATGTAACAATTATTTCCATAAAATGAAATTTCATGACAATCGAGATTATCATGACGTATAATGTTTTAATATTCGTTATCTACGTCTTCGTCAGATACTTTCAAATGCTTTTGAAATTTAGGTTCATCTTGATCGTGTTTTAATTTCTTTGGTTTAGATTTACCTTTTTGAAAATTTTTAAATTTTCTATCTGAATCACGTCGATATGTTTTCCCCATAACTATCAATAAATAGTAGCCTTTAAACCATTTAATGCAATTTCTTTTGCAAGAACTCGTTTGAGAATGTTGATCTGATGACCATTCAATTTAAGTGTTTGATTCGCTGTTCTTATTGTTAAGGTCTTGGCTCGCTTCGCAGATGGAAACGAAGTTGAAAACTCAACAGTAAAGTCGCGATGTGAATTTGTAATTAAATAATTACGATTATTTTGATTTGTATTCATATGTTTTATATTTTTTATCACCCGCGTAGTATGTCATAATAGTCTATGATTTGCAAATCAATTTAAAGCAGGATAATCTGATATAAACTTTTCAATTGCATGATCTTTCATTTTAAATTCAAATTCAATGTCAATGTCGTGTTCAAAAAGCTCTGTATGTAATTCGTATACATAATCTGAATGTGCTCTATCGGTGGAAGAAGATTTTCCATTGCTATAATGAAAAAGTGGACGATATTTTCCCCATGTTTTAATACATAATTTAATTGCTTCTGAAGGTTGTATATTTTCGGGATTATTTAAACGAAAATGAAGCGAGTCGTATGTAATTGGAATTCCAATTGGTTCATGAATATATTTTAGTAAATTAAATAATCCCCAACTGTTGGGTTTATCTTCTAATTCCAATACAAGCCGAGACTTAACATTCTGTTGCAATTCATTATATACATCAATAAACCGCTTGGCTGTGTCTTTTAAATCGCCACCTTTGAAACAATTCATATGAATATTGATTGGACTATTGTAATCTTTACTTAAACCAAACATATCCATCATTTTACCATGCATATTAAGTTCAATTACACTTTTTGATGCAACCATTGGATTAGCAGATGCAGGTACGACAAATTGATCTGGATGCGTACTACAACGCACATTGTTCTTTTTAATTGCAGATGAAGCCAAATTGAATTCGTTTTGAATGCCGTTGAAATTGTGTGTATTTTCAATAAGCAGATTAACGTCAGGCAATGTTTCGAGTGGCATCATGCCGCTGCTAATGCGATAATTCCAGTTTTTTTGAGCACAAAACTCAATAGTTTTGCGTGCAACCATAACATTGTTAAGAGTACGTTCCGCCACGATTTTTTCTGCTTCTTTGCGATTTAATTGCAAAAATCTAGTTTTGGTCATAGTGGAAGATTTGAATCCTCGATCTTGCAGAGCGAGGCTGATACAACAAAGTCCATAGCGTTTCATGACTCGCACGATAGGACAGTTTTATAACAACGTCAAGCGTAATAGTAAACAGTCGGACATGGATTACATACTGTATTAAACGGACACGTATATCCTAAAAATTTCCAAATCTTGGACGCCGAAGAAGTATTTTTGACCCATGTAACTTTTTTATTGAGTCCCTGTTCCAATAAATATTTTCTGGGAGCAACAATATATGGAAATAATTGAGATAAATTAACAAAATCACTGTCTGAATTTTTTTTATACAGAATGTCGCTGCCGTTTTTTATCAAGATCGTTCCAATATCTCCATCAAATATATCATCTGGACTCAAATCAACATAGGATGCATTCGTTTCATTACGAGATACGCTAGTTAATTTATCCAAAAATGTTGGAAATCGATTATCTTTGATAAAGTTGATCATTATGCTATCATATAAATATAACAATTACATGAAAAATCTCTATTTATTATTATATATGAACACAATGTATTGTCCAAAAAATATTGACCAGCCATTTTCTTTAATTATATATCCAAATAATGTTTATTTGTTATTAGAAACAGAATTAGAAAAAGAACAACCAATGTATATGGGAAAAGATAGAATCAAAATGGAAGCTATTTTGAAATTTATTAAAAAAGAAGCAGACAAAAAACAATACGAAAAAACAATTTTAAAAGTATATACTTTATCTGAAGATGGTATTAAATACACTCCACAATCACCGTTTTATTCAATTTTACCATCAAAATAATACATGTAATTTACCAATACAATATTCTTCGTAATTATACATACACATGTCATATTCGAAAAATATATTTTCTCAGTTAACTTGGAAACGGATAAATAAAAATACCGTATATGATAATAAAGTCACCATATACGGTATTTTCACAATTGATTTTTTCTCAGGCATTAATGTTATCAGTCATCACATCTACTGATGTTGCTTCCTCGTCAATAGCAATTTTGACAGCATCAACACTGATAACCGGGATACTGTCATAATTCTCATTGAAAATAACTCCAGCTTGCCGCGCCGCTTCCAATACTTCATTTGTAACCGGAACGACAGCAAACACCAGTTTTGGACGTCCCTTGTCGTTGTGCTTGCACCCAATCTCAGCAATTTTATTTTCTTTCTTTGCAGCATTCACATGTGAACGAAGTGTAATTTCAACAAAAGTAGAATTTACAGCATGCAACTCTTCAATTGTAAAAAAACCATCGAGCCAGTTGACAGTTAGATTAGTCTTGTTTTTACGGTTTGTTTTTTTAATTATATTACTCATATTTAATTATTTGATTAATGAATTGCACTATTTTGATATTCCGATATATGATAGTGCGATTACAAGTACAACTATAGAAGAAGTAACATAAGATGTCAATAAAAAAGCGCGTCTTTTTTTAATGCGCTTTGTTTTAAGTTGTTGATTTTTATAAACTTAAGACTTTTTTGATTTTCTTGACTTCATTTCTGGCAATTTGACAGTCAATTTGTTATTTTTTTGTTTTGGATACTTATATTCTTGTTTTTTACCTTTAACACTATGTTCGCTTTGCTTTTTGATAGAATCTACTGTTTTAAATGGCTGATCTGGCAAATCATCTTTCTTTTCTACCATATCTTTTGCTTTTTCACCAACACGCTTAATTACGTCATCACCGCTCTTGGTCTCTTTGTCTTTATTATTGCCAGCAATTTTATTGCATGCTTTCTCTAAATAATTATTTGTCTTTTTACCAAGAACTTCTTTTACAAATTTTTTAACGTCTTCAAATGGCAAAGAAACTTTACGAGTACGATCTGTTCCGTCTTTGAAATAGGTAATATTAAAGCGATCTTCATACATATGCTTTAATTTAATCATATGAGGCGGGCATCCACATACATTATAATAACCAGCATCGTCTTTTGTAACGCTCGATTCTTTATTTTCTTTTTTAACTTCACTATCCAATTCGTCCATCATTTCTTGGCAGCTTAGTTTCTTTTCAGCCTTAATTTCTTGAATCGATTCAACAACTAATTGCTTCAAAGCATTTTTTAACTGGTGTTCTTTAATGCATTCAAGAATAAGCGTATCTAATTGTTTTTTGTTCATATATATGATAATCTTAATATAAATATAGACAAATATAAGATACAGCGTATTATTTTTGACTATACAAACAAAAAAATCCCAACATAATTGTCGGGATTTTTTGATCTGTGTCGGATATACTATCTTTTTATATTGATTTCAGTTCACATTGACCGTTTACACAACTAACTTCTGACGTATGCGTTGTTTCGTCTTCAAGTTCTTCTAATTTTTTATAATTAACAAGTGTCCAATTTTTAACCAAGTCATCAAATTTTTTCTGATCTTCGTCTGTAACCACTGCTTCCATAGGAGCTTGTTTGTATATTTTATCGCCTGTAAATGGGAGCAGTGACACGGCTGTAAAATATTTTTGATTTTGGTACAAATATTTTTCTACATCACTCCATTCGTGGTCCCTAACGATGACCGTGCAACTCACCGAGTGATGCAGTGGTTTTTTGTTTGTGTCCGTTGTGCCTGCCTCCACCCAATTTTTTTGAGTCAGCTTGATGAGTTCAAGATGTTGAATAGCCGTAAAATCGCTTTTTATTTTTACGTTTTCACCGACTTCAATTGGAAACGTAATTACGTCATCTGTTTTATTTGCACTCCACATCGACGGTTCGCATGCATGTGAATTAGATAAATTAAAATACTTATAAACATTATCTAATTTATTACATTGTATGCGTCTAAAATATTTGCGACTGTGATGCGGATGAATTCCACTAGCAGATGAAAGAACTATGCTATTTGTTCCTTCGGGTTTGACGCAAGTGACTCTCGCTGCTGGATTTATATGCAACTTGGATGCCCAAGTTTTGTTTGTTTCGACCGCAATTTCAGCAGCTTGTTTTTGATTTTCCGGGTCGAATAATACATCTGGATTATCCATCATACCCGTGATGCTCACGCCTAATAACGCCTCTTCTTTGGTAAGCACTTCGGATGCGTTGCTCAAATAAGGAAACGATGTGTATCCAGCTTGTAATGTTCCGATCAAACTGGCCGCACGGGAAGCTTTTTTAAATTCATCCAAGGAAGTTACTTTTGCGCCATTGATACTAGTCAAATTGCAAAATTGAAACCCACACTGCATATCCTCTGTTAATGGAATGAAAGATATTTCAAAGCAAGGATTCAATAATTGGTTTTTATTTTCTACATACAAAAATCCGGGTTCTCCAAACTCTTTTGTTTTTTCGATCAAATTTTTGAATTCATCAAATGATGTTTTTTCTCGTATAATAATTGCGGAATTATTAGAGCGGGCGCGTTGAGGATTTTGTTCATACCAATTTCCAGTTTTTGCATTCATCATATCCTCGTCATCTGCATCAAAAATAACAGAACATGCACTTCTTCTGATGCCGCCGCTCAATACCGCATCTGCGCAATGCATTAATATGTCGTACACATCAATTGTTTTCAAAGAAATTCTATTTTTTTCTTCAATAAGATTGTCAAGCAATCCTTTTACTTTTGAATGACAATTTTTCAAACCCTTGTATCCGGGTGCTTTGCCGCCACCAATTTTAAGTTTTGCTCCCTTTGGACGAATTTTACTATAGTCAAAAACAATTTTTCTTCCACTATATGCCGTGTTTTTCAAATAACAATTTAGCAACGCTTCAATCGAATCAGACCATCCCTCGATTGAGTCTTGTACAACGTATGTTATGACAGTGCCCGTTTTATCGGCGGCATTAACCAAATTTGGGAATCTGTTCAAAAATCTATATGTTAGACCGAATCCTACACCAGTTCCGCATAATAATGCGTAGAATGACTCGGCAATGCTTCGTGCCGAGTCAATATGACGAACACCGCAATTGTATATTCGACAATTGTGTGCCTCGATTGCCTTTCCAGCAAATTGCATCGATCTCATAGACGGAGTTACTTTTTTAGCACGAACAAAATCAAATGCTTCGGTAATCTCTGCTTTATCAGAATCACTAAGAAAACTATATTTTTTTAGGTGCATTTTTTCCACCCGCTGAACTGTTTCTTCCCAAGTTTCACGTCGTTTTTTCTTTTCGTCATATTTTGCATATTTAGTTGTGAACGTAAAATTGGCCATTTCTTCTAAAATATCTATTGAATTCATATACTTTTATAAAACTAATCTGTGTGAAAATAATTATTGATTACGGTTGTATTATTGTAAAAAATAATTTCAATTAAAAAATTATTTTTTACATTTTAATATTTGTATTTGCTATGGTTTAGTTGTCTACATCGTCTTCACGATTACGACCCATGTGTTCGTCCCACTTACTTTTCAACATCTTTTTCACAATATTTTCGCTTTGATTCATTTCATTAATCAGCGCAGCACCTTCGCGGCTACCTTCATCAAATAGCTGAATATCTCCACAACCAGCATTCATAAGGGCAGGAAATGTCAAACCGTCAGGACCGAATCGATTTTTAATGATATGAAAACGAGCAGTATTTGCTTGTTTATCTTGCATCTTGCGACTTACAGATAATACAAAATCTGCCGTCATGATTTTACGATAACTATCGCTAATATTCATTGCAGTTAATACGTCTTCTTCCATACCGGCGCGATTGCTTTGTGAAGCGGTCCAAATAGGAATTTGCAATTCGCCTGCAACAGCACGTAGTTCTTCGTAAATACCACCTGCTTCGCTATAGCTATTTGCGTTACGATCAGATTGAAATGGACGTAGAATATCTGCATAATCCACTACCATCATATCAATCTTTGTACCCAACATCTCCAATCGCTCTGCATGTGCCTTCAAGTTGTGAGCACTAACAGTTTTAATTGGAAAATATTTAATGATCAATTTGCCGGGAACATTAGCAATACGATCCTTTACAAAACCAATATTATTTCGAATATTTTGGAAATCAATACCGGTAAAGCATGCGTCATAACGCAAACCAACATAATTTTCATTCAATTCAAGAGTAAAATGAAGAACATTTTTACCCTGTCTCATGGCTTCAGCACCAAGTTTAGCCAATACCCAACTCTTACCAGATCCGGCGCATGCAGTTACAATTCCCATTTCACCAGCAGCTAGACCACCATCCATGATTTGGTCAACAACAGGCCACTTGGTGGAAATAGTATTTCGAGACATTACGCTCATACGTTTTTCCACGTCTACCATATAATCATGGCCGATATTGCGCTCCATACCAGCTTTCATGGCATGGTCAACAACGCTTTTAATCTTTTCGTAATGACCACGTTGCAAATGCTCAACACTCTCCATGATTGCATTCTTCAAAGTCTGATTTCGACAGAACTCCAAAAATTGCTCTTTGACATACATCAAATCACTGTCTGTGATTTTATTAAAAACCAATCGCAACTGTGTTACAACTTGATTTTTCAATTCCTCTTGTTCAACTGCATCAATTTCAACCTGAAAAGCAGTTAATGTGGGTAGCTCCTTAAATTTCAAAAAATATTTGAGAGCGGTCTTAACAATCCATTGATTTGCATCACTTTCAAAACTAAGAGGATCAACAATGTCATTGATACGCTCCATGAATGGCTTATCACTAATTAAGCCGCTGATACACTTAAGTTGAAATTCGGGTCCGAACTTTTTTAGATTATCGATTACGTTCATATAATATGTGTTATAGTTTCTACAAACTTTCTCTAAGCGAGCGTCTACTATAGACGATACTTTTCAATTCCGCAACTTATTATATTCGGAAATTTAAGAGGCGATCAATCGACCAAAAGTATCCGATAACCAAGTATGATGATTCTTTATATTATTCCACATTCTGTCTTCTGCAATCAATTTGCTAAAACGCATTCGATTTAATATTCCAATAGGTTTATTAAGTATTTCATTAACACGTAATTGTGTAAATGATTGCAACTGTGTATCTTTCAATTGCATCAGTGCATAATTTCTTTCAACAATACTCTTGTTTTCCAAAATAGTAGAGTAGAGTTTATATTTTTTTTTGTTCTGTTCGCAATGTGTGTATATCTGTTCAAGGGACATTGTAGTATGTTCGGCAAATTGTGGAAAACACTTTAATACAGTTTTTAATCCACTGCCTTGTATTCCATCAATATTATCACTTTCATCACCACTGAGTATTCTGTAATTTAAAAAGTTTTCACAACTAATACCATATTCCAATAAAATTTCAGCACATCCATAGAGTTTCTTTTTTGTTGGACTCCATACATTGATTTTATTATTGACCAATTGTAAATAATCCTTGTCTGTGCTCATTATATATACTTTATTACTATCTTTAAAATATTCATTTGCCGCGTATGCAATTGTGTCGTCTGCTTCTACATGATCGACACTCATAACAGTCACAGGCAATGCATCAAGATATCCAATCAGTCGCAACAACTGGGATTGAATATTTCTATCTTCTTGTTCATCTGTTGTTAATTCCTCATAACTTCTATTATATTTTATATTGGTTTTTCTGCGCTCTTTGTATTCTGGAAATATTTTTCTGCGCTTCATGCTGCCGCCGCTGCCATCGAAAACGATGACAATACGAGTTGGATTTAAAAGTTTGGAGGCATAGCCAATACTTTGTAAAAAACCAGCTATGCCTCCAACGTGTAAGCCATTGTCATTAAGGCTTGGTACAGCCATAAATGATCTAAAAAAACAATTTAACCCATCAACCAAAAGAACTTCACTGTTTGAAACACGTTCAACAGGTTTGTTGTTTAATTCCATGTTTTGAAACATAGAAAATAACTTTTTACGATCTTCTGATGTGATTGGGTCCATATAATTAATTGTTTTCTTCTGAATGATCAATGTCGATTTCGTCAGCGATCATTTCTGCATCTTCGTCAACATTTGCGGATGATTCAATGATAGTACTGTTTGCGTTTTTATATTGCATAATTACTGCATCGCAAATACGATTATACATTTCGGTCTTAAACTCTGGACGTTCATCTAAAAGCTTGATGAAGTTTTCAGATTTAAATACAACTTCTTCTCCGTTCAATGCAACATATTTTAATCCCGCACTACCTGCTGGTTTAACATAAGCTTTTTCTTTCAATACTTCTAACCAACTTGCATAATCAGCAATACCGCTATCAAAATAAATATTGAAAAAGACATGACGTTGTGGTGGTCCCATACGATTCTTTACAACCACAGCTTTACATTCATTGCCAATAACAGTTTTGTCTGGCAACTTCAGTTGACCTGCGTTGTTTAGTCGTACACGAACACTGCAATGATAAGGCAATCCTTTACCACCACTAACTGTATATGGATCACCAAATGGACTTGCATTTAAATTCTGACGCAATTGATTTGTGAATACAATCAATACTTTTTGACGACCAATCATACTAGTAATTTTACGAAGTGCTTTACTAATAATAATTGCTTTTCCAGTGGCATATCCGTCTTTACCATGATCACTTTCCATTTCAGCTTTTGTAGATGCTGCCGCTACACTATCAACAATAATTGTTAATAACGCATCGGGTTGATCTTTACGAATATATGCAATTGCTTGCTCCATTGTGGTAAAAATATCTTCTACGGTTTCACGTTGAATATACAATAGATTTGATAAATCTACACCTAGACTCTTCCAAAAGTCAGGAGCCGCTGCATTTTCTGTATCAATAAAGATTGCTTTGCCGCCTTTCTTTTGTGTGTTCGCTACAATGTGTGCGCTAACCAAACTTTTTCCGGTTCCTTCCAATCCATTAAATTCTACCATTCTTCCTACTGGTAGTCCGCCATTTGGACGATTACTAATTGCAATATCCAATAAACTTGAACCGGTACTAATCCAATCGCTAATAGTAGATGGATCGTCGTGTTCATCGAGAAAGTATGCAATTTTACCACCTTCTTTGTTGTTTTTGTTAAGTTCCGCTGCTAAATTTGCTAGTAAAGAATCATTTTTACTAACAGATTTTGCGTTTTTCTTTTTTGAATCATCAGATTCATTTGTTGTATTTTTGCTTGATTTTGCCATATTATTTATAAATGTTTATTATTTCCTTAATTACGTACATACTAAAAAAGGATGATGACATTATATGTCATCATCCTATGTTTAGCAATTTAATTTATTTCTTTCCAAACAATTTTTCGAATTGCTCGTTTACGCTTGGAGCATTTCCTTGTGCAGAAGCAGCACTTGGAGAAGTATTTGCTGCAATAGCTTCTTCAGTTGGTTCAACTACAATGTCATCAGCAGCATCGTCCGTAGTGCCAGCAGACAACATTTCAGTCATAATGTTATACAACTGATCGTAGGTAGGCTCTGGAAACAATTCCAAAATATTCTTCTGGAAATCCAAAATGTGCTTACGTGCATCATCGATTGCAGGAGTTACCTTGCCCTTCACCGTAATAGTTGTTGTTGGAAAATTCTTTCCGCCAGCACTAGGTCCAGCTTCCTTGTATTCAACCATAATATCGTGTCCAGTTGTTGGATCGCTAATATCACCGAATACTTCTTCGTCACATGCCTTCAAGATTGTTTCATAAACAGTCTTGCCGAATCCCCAAAACTTGATTCCTTCATTTTCTTTACCACGAACCAAAATAGGTGCATAGGTACGTTGCTTTGGAAGCATGTTACGACCACGCTTCCAATCTTCTTTATCACCAGTCTTTTGCAATCTATTTGCAAATTCGACAATAGGATCAGGTCGATTAAAGGAGTCTGGAGACAAGAAAGTACGTTCGACAATCTTACCGTTTGCGTCCTTGACCTTCAATCCATAATGAAACTTCAACTCAATAAAGCTGAATTGATCGGGGTTGAACTTATAAGGAACAATACGAATGTTGTGTATTCCGGGTTCGGGCTTCCAAACAGAAGAAGTTTTGTTGTTAACGTTTTGAATAGAGTTAAGAATACTCTTAATTTTATTTGATGGTAATGCCATAATTTTTTAATTTATTAATTGTTAAGTGTGTACTTAAATAATTTGCAACTCACAAGAGACAGCACATCATTTAATACACGTATAAGTATAGAGTGATTTTTGAAAACCACAAGAAATTTTTTCGTATAAAAACTAATCAAGAATATAAATAATCACTGAATAATATCAACCAGTTTCAAACCGACGACTTTTGCACCTATATCTGTGGTCAATATCAACGAGTTTCTATATAATTCCCAATTGAGTTGATATGATTTGTCAAATTCTCCATTGTTCTCGTCTATAATAAGTCTATTCATTCCATTTAAAGTATACAATGTATTATACATTTTTTTGCGATGTATACTAATGGTATTGGGAAATTTGCCGAAGGGAGTTTGTGTGCAATTTACATTATATGTAAGATAATATTCTTTCAAATTTTTTATATTTGCAAATATAAAAATTCTGTTTTCTAAAATTGTATAAAATACAGAAATTTTAGAAATCAATAACGAATAATCTGTGTTATTCGTAAATGTGCATAAAAGTTGTTTTTCTCTCGTTAACATGGCAAAATAATTTGTTGTTTATGATCTGCCACATACCACAAGCGACCAACTTTTTCACCCTCTGATGTGTACCAAATATTGTTTTTTGAGTAGAAGCCAAATGAAATTGCTTCTGATAAAGTATAAGATTTATTTTCTGCTTTCAACATCTTTTCAACTGCATTAGCATCTGCTTGTCGTTCTTCTGGAGTACGATTATCTGCATTTACAGGAGTGACATCTACAGCTTGTGTCGAAGCAGGAGCAGAAGTAGTGGTAGGAGTAGGAGCAGCAGCTTGTGAACCTGTTGTTGCTGCAACAGGTTGTTGTGGTTGTGCAGGTTGTTGTGGTTGTGCTTCAGCACCAAAAATATTTACTTGTGCTGTTTTTGGATTTTTTTCAAAATGCGTTCCTCTAGCAATTGCTCGCTGTTTATGTTCAGGTGAAGGAAAAGTAACCAATAATCCATCTTTGTTATAACATTGACGTTCTGGAAATCGACCAGCTTCTGCCAATTTGTTGCTCGCAGCAATGGCTTTATCTTCTGAAATACCCTCTTTTACTAGATATTCACGAAAAATAGACAAATGATCATTGTTTAATACATCAAAAATACCTGTGTCTAAACGAGGATCAATCGCAACGGCTTCCAAAACTTTATTATAGATTTCTTTCATCCATAATAAATATATTTCAAAAATCCATTATTATATACTTATTAGCTCCATTTCATTATAATTGTTTCCTTTATAGCATTTTACAGGAAGAAGATTACTAGGCGACATAATGTTTTTGATTTGTTTCAATACATCAACTCCATCTTGATTGCTAACATCAAACAATACAGAATCATATGTATACAAAACAGGCTTAGTTAGTCTATTTTTTAGATACATTACCAAATCACGCAAAACAGCCGTATTATATTCAGTTTCTGTTGCCTGTAAAATATAATTAAATAGCTTGTTTGGATTTGGTTCGCTTATGTTATTTGGCGTAATACGTCGCTTATATATTGGTGTCTCGACATATCCATGTGTAGTGAAATGATTCCAACGATGTTCAATATACTCTTTGATTTTTACAAAGAATGGAATGTGAGCATATTTTTCTGGAATATTTCCATACAACAATTGAAAAGTAGTTGTTTTCGCCGCCTTTAATTCTTCTTCAGATAATGTTTCTTTGTCGAAATAATACTTACCAAGATAATTGTAAACATCATCTGGAAGCTTATAACGGACCAATTGTGCAATCAAACGTGGATGATATGCACTATAATCAATCATGAACAAATATCCATCTGTTCCATATCGACTAACAAATGCAGATCGACAACCATCATCCTTTTTTAGGGCAGCATAATTGATACTACCAAATCGATTACTTGGACGACCGGTAGACGTAAACAAATTATACTCAGTGTGAACAAATCCATTTTTGATTTTGCATTCTTTGTGTCCAAAATGTTGTTGAAACAAAACTTCATCAATTTTCAATCCGTTTAATTCAATCGATTGAAAGCTCTCAACAATTTCAGTGTTAATGCGATTAAAAATGTGATCGGTGTTTAATCCGCGAATACGTGCCAATGCGCTATCCGCAAGATTTTCAAAACTTTCGGTATGAATTGTCAATGGAATAACACAATTTAAATCACTATATTTACCATACATATGCTTGTAGAAAGCATATGGCTTAGATTGATATTGTGTTACATCTACAATTTCTCCATTTTCCATATAGTCATAAACCTGAATATCTTTTAGTTTGTTGACAGGGAGAAAATGAAATGTCTTTTTCTTATCAAATGTCCAAATATTGGTACTAAATTTATTTAGATCATTTACAATCCGAATCTTATCGATATTCCATACACCATCTGGATGATTAACGCTTAATGTAAAATCGCGGCCATCGGTGATACTTTTAATGAAGACTGCACACAATTCATCTACAACAGGATGATATCTTTCATCACATCCCAATGTATTAATAATCAGATCATGCTGATTATAATTATCCAAAAAAGTTAGATATTCTTTTTCACTGTCTATGATCATTCATAGACCATACAGCAGGGTCGATCACATGTCAATCTTTTCTAGGCTTGCTATACAGTGTATAGTTTGTAATAAAATCTTTTAAACTTGGCATGGTTTGTGCTGCCGTATTAATTTCTTTTAAATTTTTTTCGTAAATGCCTTGTTCATAAAGCTTTCCATTGACATAAACATTTCTTTCAGGACCAATTAAATGCCATGTTACTACAACTTTATTAAACAAATTTTTTTGAATATTATTGTAATTTTTACTAGAAATTTCAATTATTGAAGTTTCATTTATTTTGTTCACAAAATAACGATATGCAAATCCATTTTTATAATCTGAATCATTTACAACAAATGTATAATATTTTGGATATACATAATTTTGCACACCAGTTGATGTACCAAGTAAATTATATTTATTAATACTGATCATATTATTTTGAATTTATTATTGGTACATCATTTGTAGATTCAAACGCTTCTTTACCATTGGTATATTGATAATTTGCACTACTTCCTGTTTTTAATTTGGCTCGGGGACGTATTCCTGCCTTTATTGTTGTGATCCATTCTCCGTTTTGAATAGAATGAGTCAAATCTATAATTTGAAAAATTACATCGTCTGGACTATATGGTTTTGGTAAATTTTTAATACTAAAACATTGAAATGTTCTTAATCCAGAAATTCCTTGTAAAACCAACTCGCATGTAAAATTAGGTTGCTGTCCACTATAAACATTTAGATTATCTTCATAATCACCACAGTCCAACAAAGCCAATAACAAATTTTTATTTGGCAATGCCAGATTCACTACTTCATAATAATCATCTTCACTTACATATTTTAAACTCATTGCAAATGTATCAGATATCTTTCCATATTTCTGATATCGTTTGATTAAATCAGCCGCTTCATCAATAAATGTCTTCTTCTTTTCAGGTAACAATTGATTTACACCCAATCGATCACCGAATTTAAAATCAGGCAATTGTGTTGATGTTGATTGTCCAGCGTCTTGTCCTTGATTATTAGATGATCCTGCAATAACTTGAGTCATTTGAGCATTGCTAGGAGTTACTGTAAATGATAATGATTTGATACAGCTATCGGAACTAATATCAAATTGATACAAGTTTTGAAATACTTTCTTAGAAATGAACTTTTTATCGATGATTCTTAGTTTGTTTTCATCTTCAATAACAGCCAATTCCCATAGTCCTGCTGATGCACCTGAAACAGTCTGCAACAGAGATGTTAGAAAATCTTCAGCAGTCTTGGCATTTTTTGCCGCATCAATTACTACATTTACATGAACAAACAAATCTTTCAAATATCCCCAATATCCTGCTTTGCGTTCGTTTCCTTTTTCTGTATAATCTACTATTTGAGGAAATGCCGCTTCATATGGTTCCAACGTATCATTGAAAAAATTATAACGAAATCTATTAATTATAGAATCAATATTGTTACGATATGCGCCTAATGACGATGCTTCGTTAAACATTCCTGCCGTTGACATTTCAATATTTGCATCTTGATTTCCAAAAGTTTCTAGCAAAGTTTCCGCATAATTTGATAGTATTGATTGTTGCTCCTCCTCAAATTTTTTTGTTTCCGATGTAATATCTATACCATATCCAGTCTTAAATATATCATATAACTTTTTATTATAAGGTTGCATATTTACACTAAGTTTTTCAAAACTAGCTGCCGTTTTGTATGAAGTCTGTGACTGAAATTTGTTTTTGATCCATTCACTTTGTTCGGAATCAGTTTTCCATATTGACGCACCTAAATTGTATTTAGGTGCCATTGGATTTGGAATCAACACCTTATATCCATCGACACTTAACAAATTAGGATGTGCTCCAATAACTACATCATTGATATCAAATGTAAATAGTTCAAATTTTGGATCATTTGAAGATTTAAAAGTATTTATATTTGATCCAATAAATAAATTAATGAGATCTACAACAAATCCCATTGTTACCCATGTGTCATTTGGATTATTATCATCCCAGTCGATATCGGCTGGCTGGCCATACGTTTCAGTTTCACTTCCTACTAACAATGGATCATTCTTGATTTCTTTTTTATTACGACCAATAAAAATACGATTTTCTGGGTTGCCATTACGAAATTTCTTTTTCAATTCTTCATTGTTATACCCAATACCATTATCGTCTTTTGTGGTTTGTTTTTTCTCTTCGTCTGGAGTGAGTGGATCGAAGAAATTTTTTCCTTTTCCTTCAAGACATTTAGATACGTTTTTTAGACGTTGATTACAAAAATCATACAATGAAAATTTTATAACCTTATCTTTTTCTTTTTTTCCATTACCTGTATTTGAACCAACGGTTGATACAGTTGCAGACTCATTCATTAATGCGCCTGTATGATTTCTATGCTTTGAATAGATTTCGGTTTTACAATCATATGTTGTTCCATCTTGAGTGCCGAATTCAAAATTGGCAATCATACCAAATGTAGCATCATACATTCCATTTGAATCAAGTGTTTTTTGATACAATGGTGTGCCGTCTTTCCATAAATTAGTCAACAATACAGTGTCGTTAAGATTTAATAAACAATCTTGGTTAAATAAATTCCACCCAAACTCTACAATTAAACTAATACCCGGTGTAAGAAAATAAGGAGTCATGTACTCCAATTGAGCAAAATTATAACATTTCCAATTGATTGTTACTTTTCTAATACGTTCTTTTTGCATGCTTGCTTCAACAGAAACAATGCCGGGTGGGGGTAGTAAAATTGGAACATTACGAGTTGGACTGCCTTTTAAAGTAACAATATTAGGATTTTTAATATCTAAATCTAATACATGTTCTTTTCCCGTTGTATCATAACCCAATATATTTGGTTTGTAATATGGAGTTGTAGTATCTTTAAAAGTAATATTTCCAAACGCATCGTGAAATCCTTGACCGCCATATAATACAAATCCTTCACGTTTTTGCTTTTCAAATTCTTTTTCAGTAATACCGTTAGCTCCAATTAAAGTTTTGCTAATGCCGGTTCCATTGCTTGTTACGCGAACCCATGCACTCAATGGTCCACGATAATTTTTATAATTGGTCCAATTAACATCTTTGATACCGGTATCAACATAATTGAATCCTTGATCCAATATTCTACGATACAACTCACGTCGAATTGGATTAGGTATATGATGTGGAACCCACGGTCTATTATCTAGACTTTCAATATTTTGAGCCATAACTTATGAATTGATGAGATTATAATCGTTAATTATTTTTAATACATTGCCCGGAATTCTTAATTGCAATCCAGAAGGTACACTCAATCGACCTTTTCCTATATTATTTGCTAATGCTATAATCCACCATAAACTTGTATCATTATAGTATTTAAAAGCAAGAGTGTCAAGGTACATTGTTTCATTTGTTACAATATAAAAATCAGAGCTATCAATCGCAATCGATGGATATAATACACTTTTATATACACGTTTACCATCAAAGCGAGTATCAATTTTTGCTACAGAATATCGATTCATAATTATTTAACAAGTAAGTTTGATGAAAATGTAGTTTGAGGTTTTGATAAAGTTTTATAATATGGATCTGTGTGATATGCAGATCCAAATTGCGATCCACCAACAATTGGTTTTTCTTTTTCTAGTAAATTCATAGATACACTAAAATCTATAGTTCTTGGTAATTGAGCATATTTATTTTCACTTCCAGTCCATTGAATAACGTTATTTAAATATACCCAAGGCTTTTTAGATGCATAAGTTTCATCCAATGTTTCCCATGCGGCATCATCTGGAACGCTAAAACCAATACTGGTAATTAAACCGGGCTGATCTACATACAAATCACCAATAGTAAACTTAATCATAGGAGGCACAATAAATCGGGAAAATGTTAATAAATCAGTTTCATTTTTTGCTGTATAATTTGCAGGTTTTACCAATCCCATAAAATAATTAATTTTTTGCCAAGTTGGAGCAAACTCTTTGATACTTGAAATATTGACGGTAAAACTAAATGACAATGAACGTGTAAATCCTTTGTATGTATACAATTTATCAGCACGACCCAAATAACTTACATCATTCCACTCTGCCGTTGCGCTTTCACTAATTCCTTTGAATACAGATCGAAATGGAAGATAACGATCATTGACAAGATCATGAAAATAAAATGAAATTACATCATCAGTTGTTGGATCGTATAATTTACCTGTTTTAGATCCTTCACCATGTAAAGCAAATTGTTCTCTACCAATGACGCCAATAGTGTTAATTTTATCAGATCTACCAGAGCCTGCAAATCCATAATGTTCATTATCAGAAGTACCATCTGGTATAGGATCAATTGTTCTAATATTTGCAAATCTAGTTGCTGTAAAATACTTAAATTGTTTATCAAATCCTTGATCTTTATTTGTTACTTTATTAATATAATCATATCCATTGGTTCCTCCCATTGCTTCACTAAATTGAGGAATTGGGCTATGTGTGTATCCGTTATCAGGATTCAAATCATATCGCATGTCGCTTGCGTTTATATCTTTAATTTGCAATCCTTTTAATACTTTATCCAAATTTTCTTTGATGTCTTTTACTCTAGCATCATTTGGATCATTAAATTTAGAACGGTTTGTAAAATACTTGCCGCTTTCTTTTACGTTTTTTGTAAGCTTATCTGTGTAATAGGCATAATTAACAACTTGATCTGAATGTTCTAATGAATCTTTTTGACTTCCTTTTAATACCCATTTATCATGTCCTACATATTTTGTATATAATGAACCCTTTTCATCTTTGGCATTAAAATCTGTGATACCAAAACTCTTGTTTTGTATTTTACCAGTGTTGCCGGAATTTATATCAATACCTTCATCGGGTTTAATAAAATAAGCATATCGAACATATGAAAGTGGAGTTTTTTTATTGGTAATTTCTTTGCCACTCCAAAAACGCTGATATACACCAATTGGTATAGTACCATCACTTTTGAAATTATAAAAATTTATTTGATTACCGAGCATTCTACCATATGTTTGTTCATCAGCACGATATTGAAAACTTCCCGGTTGTCCAACAGGAATAAATGTACCTTTGATAATATTGAATGCACTTTTTAAATAACCACCAACAGCTTTTAAAAATCCTCCACCGGCATTGTTGCTACCTTCTGCCCATTTTTGACTCAGTGATGTAAATCCAGATGTTGCTGTTACACCACGCAACATACCTTTATAAGCGTTAGGAGCTAATTTTGATTGATTAGATAATGCATTTCCATTAGATGCAGCAACTGTTGTACTAATTGGTCTAGGTGAGCTACCAAATCCTAAAATAGATGCAAATCCTCCGCTTAAATCAAGATGACGTGTTGGTGTTGGTATCAATCCAAATGATGCACGACTTGCAACTGACAAAATTGGCATTGCTGGATTATAAATTTTAGTTTCATTGAAAGCATTTTGACCTTGCAATAAAAATTGCTTTGCAATGAAAATTACACCAGTTCCTGTCAATTGCCATTTGGTAATGCGTTCTACATCTTGCAATGGTGCTCCAATACTTGGTACAGCACCTTTTAATGCATTGATACCTTTTGTTCCTGTATTTGGATTGAAACTAATAAATGGTTGCTTTGGCCCAAAACGTAGCAATCCTACTTGTCCTGTCTTTGCACTAAACTTGTTATAAATAACATTACTATTTGCATTAAACAGTTTTGCTAATTCTCCCGGCTGACGACTATTGTTGAAATCACTAGGCAATGTATAACCATTACCAATTATTTGTGTATTGGTTGTGGTTATCACTCCGTCTATGTTGTTGTTATTTGCCATATATAATAAATATTAGATTGCTCCAAATGCGCCACGTTCTTTTTGTGCTCTAGCCAATAACATACTTGCTTTGGTTCCATCAATGTTTACAGCAATACCACCATTTGACATTAATGTAATTAATTCGTCTAATTTTGCTACAACTTGTTTGTTTCCTTCGGCAATAATTGTTCCAAGATCAGATCCTTTAGCAGCAGTGCCTCCTCCCGTTTCTTCTTTGCTACCAAATACAACATCCGACATCTTTGGTAATTTTGGTCCACCAAACAAACCACTAACAAAATTAAATGCTGTTCTAAATGGTAATGTCAATGCGTCCAATAACATTCCACCAACAGATTTAATACCATCTAAAATTCCCAAGCCCAATTGAGATGGAGAATTACCAACAAACTTAGATGATATCCAATCCCATACATCTACGAATGGTTTTAAAAATACATCATACAATGCACCGCCAATAGCTTGCAATCCACCTAAAAATCCTTTTGGTGTTTTTTCCCAACGATTCATTAAACTGCTAATAAACTGAAATGCATTGATTAATAATCCAATTGGTCCTAAAAATTTACTAAATACACCCGCAAATTTACCAACGATTCCTAGTACACGACCTATACCTCCTGCAAATTGAAAAATTTTTCCGAATATGTTTGCAACTTTACCAAATGAAGATAAAAATTCACCAAGCTCTCCTAATCCTGTTAATATAGAAACTAACATTTTAAATGGAACAATAATTGGAAGTAAAAATTTTACATATGTTGCAATAAGTGGTAGTATTTTTGTTGCAACAGACATCAACGGTTCAACAAAATCCATTACAGGTCCAGACAATTCACTCATCAATTTATTGAATTGATTTTGCAATTGATTGATACGTTCTTGATTTGCTTGTTCACGCAAACGTTGTTCTGCCATTTTTCCTACATCTTTGGCTTCTTCTGCTCGCATGCGTTTCATTTGCTCCATTTTTTCTAATTGAGCCTTTTGTTCAACAGTTCCGTTGTTGCGAATATATTCCATTTCTTTATCGGCCTGCAACATTTCTTGCAATTCTTGAACACTCTTTCCGCTTGCTTTTGCAAATGCTTCAGCTTGATATGGGTCAATTGCATCAAAATCAATCTTCTTAGCAATGTTCAAAATTTCTTGATTTGCACCAACAATATCTTTTCTATAAGCAAGATTACGTGCTTGTTGGAAATTTACATCGCGTCCAAGCAATACACTTGCTTCCATTTCATCCGCAATACTTGTTTGAAAATCCAACATTTTCTTTGCACTATTTGCCATATTTTGCAAAGTCGTTCCCATTTGACGTGCTTGAATTGCACTCTTTACCAGATTGTCTGCACTTCTGCCTGTAAAAATACGAACGTCATCACTGGCTTCAGCAACATCTTTCATTACTGCTGGCAATGGAACACCTGCCGCATTTGACATTTCTTTGGCAAATCCCATCATTCCTTTTTGTGAAGCAACTGTGGTATTACCAACACTAGACATTGTTTTTAGGAATTTTACAGAATCGGTTTCTGCAATTCCTAATTGTGCGGAAATCACACTAACATCAGACACTAATTCTTTACTTGATGCCACGAACATATTGAATTCGTTTGCAATCGCACTTGTAGATGCAGCAACTTGTTCAAATGATACACCCAAATCTTGCAATTCAATTCCTACTGTTTTTACATTATTTTGTAGAACATCGAAATCGCCGCGCAACAAACCCATACTTTTACGCAATCCAAATGCAGCTTTATCGTACTCTAAAAAATTAGTTACACCTTTTTTTAATACATCAGTCCAATCAGGAAAACTTAATTCAGATATATGTTTACCCAAATCTCCCATCTGACCCAAAACTTCGGTGCCGATACTTTGCACCTTATTTAAAGTGACTCGTTTTGAAATTTGCGCCGATAAATTAGCTAGATATTCTTTAGATAATTCGTTTTGATATTCAGACTGTTGTAAAATTCTTTCGGTTTCTTCTTTTAATTTTCGAGTGCTTTTAAATTTTGTATTTATTTCACTCTTTGCTTCTTTATATTTTTCTGTTGTTATGGCACCTAATGCATATTCAGCTTCTAAATCAGCTAATTCTTGTTTCTTCAATGCTTTTTTTTCAGCAGCAGTTGAATTTAATATTTTATTTAATTCTTGTAAATTTTCGTTTGCTTTAATTTGTTGTTGCATTGCCTTCAACAAATTTCTCTCAGCAATTAATTTATTGGATGTTAATTCAGAGATTTCATCTTGTGTTGTTTGAAATAAACGAGAACTTTTTACACTTTCACCGATATTTTGGGTAATAGTATTAAAAGGAATCTTTGCATTGGCTGCTGCTTTGGCAACTTTATTCATTAAATTTTCTTGATCAAGTAATCCTTTAACAGTAGACGCATTTATTCTTTCAATATTGCTAAGTTCTCTTGCTAATGCTTCAGCAATCTTTGTTGGATCTGATGTTGCCATAAATTAATGATTATAGATATAAATATGGCATTAACTTCGTTTTTACAAAATTAACGACTATTAATATTGGGTTTGGCGATTTGTTTTGGAGATTCGCCTTTGTTTTCGTAAGACTCTGCCTCTTTGGTTTTGGCATCTACAAGCAATTTGTAATAGAAATTACGAAGATATACAGGCAAATGATAGCCTGTGGTCAAATCACAAAGATGACCATAATATGCTAATTCAAACAGTTGTTTGTGAATTTGAAGTCTATACTCCAGATTCAGGCCAAAAGAATTGTACCGTCATTGGTACACCTACTCTTTCTTCAGCTTGACAATGTTCGCACGTAAAATTAAAATTCAAATCGATATCAGGTGACATTGATCGAATGAATTTACGAAGTTCTATGCTATCTCTCGATAACAATTCACCATCAACAAATTGACGAACGTATGCTTTATCATTATTACCATCCACTGATACAATCAAATGTTTTAAACGAGTGGTTACTTCACTGCTGCTTTTGCCAATTTTAGCAAGTCCTTTTAACTCGTTCTCGATTTCAACATCATCTTTGTTGCTAAGAATTTTTACTTTCAATACACGCTTTGAATAAGGAAGAACAAATTCAAAGAAATTTAAACCTTTTTGTTTTGTACTAAAATCATATTCTTTGGTTTTGATTTCACTCAAATCGATAGTAACATCGCATTTTTCTCTGCAAGAATTGCATGTTACTTCTACTGGACCATAACTATCACCATATGCCAAACGACGAGCGGCAATAAACAATGCATTTTTATCACCTGTAAGTAAATTATCTATCTTGATGCTTTTATCGACAATTAGTGATTCCAATAGCCTGTCCAATACAATTCCTTTTTTGATAAACGATTCATTGGTCAGAATATCTTCTTCCTTTGCCGTCATCATTTTCAATTCAACCGATCCTTTGCTCAATGGATCATCGGGAGCATAAAAATACCCTTTACTTGGTAATTCTACAATTTCAGTAGGATACTTGGTTTCATTTTTAACTACTGGTGCTTGTGGAGTTGGTCCTGCACTAGATGGTCTTGTAATTGGAATAATTTCGTCACTCATAACATTTTATAACAATACATATACAATACTTTAAATTTTTAGATATTTTATTTTCCGCTTTTTGCAGCAAATGCCTGTGATTTTTCTAAATTTGCAGTTCGTTTTTCAGATTTAGCAGCGTTTTGTTTGTCTTTCAAATCTTTAATTTTTTTACGAACATCATTTTTTTCATCTGGTTCTGCATTACGTTCTTCGTCACTTGCCGCTTTAATTTGATCGTTATAATATTTATTTTTTTCATCAGCCACTTTTACTTTGGCAGCAGCAACAATAGCATTAGCAGCAGCAACTTTCGGATCTTTAGTTATATCTTGCTCCGATAAAATTTCATCTAAACATTCTTTAATTATAGATTTTAAATAATTGCGGGTTGTTTTCATATGATAATAAATAGCTTAAAAATTATAACTATTATATTATTTATCACACAATTTGCATTTAAATTCATTCATAAATAAAAAATCCTCCGATGTATTATCAGAGGATTTACTTTATCAATCGATTTCTTTATTTTATTTATATACAGCGTAATCGAATAGTAATATCAATACTGTAACACACAATAATCTACGCTAATTTCCAAATTAACGCTTAAGTGCTCGCCGGTATCTTTCCAATCCAATTCACCAAAGTCAGCACTTGTGATGAACGCACCAACTAATTTCCATTCTTCGACTTTATCACCAACTGGGCCTAATACGTTAACAGTCAAATCTTTTTTATAAAAATCTGCATAACCATCACGACCGGTTACAGATTCATGTGATAAACGTACCCATTCCATTACAGCTTGAGCACCGCTTGGTACAATAGCATCATACAATTCCATTGTAATACTATCCCAAGTGGTTTTACCTTTGTAATAACGTTGAATGTTGATGTGATCTAATACTTTCTTTTCGCTCTTTACAGTTGGGCGTTTGAATTTGTAAATTAAAAAGCTAGGAATGCCATCCATGTAAAGGATAAAGCGATTTTTTACTTTTGGTTCAAACGAAGTAAAGAATATCTCATTAGAATTTAGTAGGTCTGCCATATATTATATTTTGTTATGTTGTTGTAGCCGTTAACAATAAATATAAATTAAAAAAAAAATTGACTTATATTTTAAAATATGATAATTATAATCAAGTTAAGAATCAGAAGGAATCTAAATATGCCTAGAAAAAAAGATAATAATGCGTGGCTTAAAGCAAATTGCAAAATTTGTAATATTGAATTTGAAATGCGGCGATGCAAGACAAAAGTATATTGTAGTAAAAAATGCAGCAATGCCGACCCAGATACAAAATCAAAAATTGCTAATTCACAAAAATCTACTTTTATTAAAAAATACGGAATGCATCCGATGCAAACGGACGAGACAAAAAATAATCTAAAAAATTCGTTAATGTTGAAATACGGAGTCGAGCATTATAGTAAACATGAAGATTTCCGAGAAAAGGTAGAATCTACATTATTTACTCGATACGGAGATGTGAGTTATAATAATTTAGAAAAGCGAAAATCTACATCTGTTGAAAAATATGGAGTAGATAACTATAGTAAATCAGAAGAATATAAAAAACAATACAAAGAAACATGTAATAAAAAATACGGAGTTTCGCATTATTCGTTGACAAAAAATTATAAAGATGCTCATAAACAGGCAATGTTTGTGAAGTTTCTAAATAATGATAGATTTGTTAATTTTGAGGCGGGATTTACTATGGAAGAATACTGTGGTGTAACAAACAAATTCAATAAAAAATATCCATTTAAATGCAAACGGTGTAATACATCGACTGAATGTTTTATAGATGATGGAAAAGCTCCGCGCTGTTCTATATGTGACGTTAGTGAGATATCAACATTTCAATCTGAAATATATAATTTTATAAAAATTGAATTGAATATCGAATGTGTTATCAATGACAGACAATTAATTTCTCCTAAAGAGATTGATATTTACATACCAAATAAAAAAATAGGAATAGAATGCAATGGAATTTATTGGCATAGTGAAGTATTAGGAAAAAAGAACAAAACATATCATATAAACAAAACACTAAATTGCATTAAAAAAGGAATTCGTCTTATTCATATCTATGAAAATGAATGGAACAATAAAAAAGAAATTGTTAAATCTGTGATTAGAAATACATTAAATTGTAATGTAAATCGATTGGGTGCTCGTAAATGTATTGTTAGTGAAATTGACAAAGATGTATGTAAAATATTTTTAGATGAAAATCATTTACAGGGAAACGATCATTCATCTATAAAATATGGACTTTTCTATGAGAATGAATTGATTAGCGTTATGACATTTTGTAAAAGTAGATTTGATAAAAAGTGCGAGTGGGAGTTATCTAGATACTGTAACAAATTAAATTATACAATTATTGGTGCCGCGAACAAACTATTCAAACATTTTGTAAAAACACACGCACCAAAAAACATCATAACCTACAGTGATAGAAAAATTTTTGATGGAAACGTATACTTAAATATAGGGTTTCAATTCATAAAAAATACAGCTCCGGGATATTATTACATAATAGATAATTATAAAACTTTAAAAAGTAGAATGGGATTTCAAAAACATAAATTAAAAACTCTTTTACCCGAGTTTGATTCTAATTTAAGCGAGTGGGAAAATATGAAAAATCACGGTTATGATAGAATCTGGGACTGTGGGCATAGCAAATGGATATATACCAATTCTACTGTTATTTAATTTCTTTTATTGAAAATTGTGAATCGTACAGTTTATTTACTGTATTTTTTAATTGATCTATAAATCCTCTACTTCGTAGTATTTTGAATACAATATTTTCTACACTATATTCACCGGTTTTGCTCAATCCTGACTCTCTCATATTATATAACAATTTGAGTACATTTTTTAATTTGTCTAAATTTTGTTCTTTGATTGCCGATTTAATTTGTAATACCATATTAGTGTATTTTTGTTGAATCAATTTGTTATCTAATACCACTCGTATTTTTTGAGGCATCAATACCCATTTGTTGTTCAGCACACTATATACACCCGTAGATCTATTTTTCTCATTAATATCCTGAATGTATACCTCGACTCTGTGATTCTTGATTGTCACATTGTGATTTTTGTTCCAATTGGATTTGAGAGCGTCAACCAATTGTTTTGTCAAATCAACATCATTGTTGATTTTTTTAAAATCAACCACAACATGCAAATCAATGTCGCTTGTAGGACTCCAATTATAATTAGCACTGCTGCCCAGCATATAAATATCTTCAATCGGAGCAGTTAATTCAGTGTCTTTATAAAAATCTTGGGCAATCTTTAATAAAGCTTCTCTGACTTCTGGCTTTAATGTGTTGCTATCTTGCCAAAGATCAGGATTGAGAGTGTTGTTATAAATTCTTATTTTCATACGTTTGACCAGCTATAACCGTAAGTTTCTGTTTGAGTATTTATAACGTCATTTAATTTATTAATTGTATCTTCTGCATTGCGATGTAGAATACCAATTCCTTTTTTTACAGTCCATTCACTAATGTTGCTGTATAAATCATCTATTAAAATATCACCGGGACGTGCATATTTTTGTTTTTCATGACTGCTGTTTACCACGATAGTTTCAATCGGTCCCAAATGGTTTGCTACCCAGTTCTTTTTTCCATTGATAGCCATTGTACCTGTATTGCGAGTGCTTCCGCTTGTCAGAACTTTTACGTTTTTGTTTTCAATTGCCGACCATAATTTTGTTCCATCGGGCATCCAATTTAGATTTTCCCACCATTCTTGACCTTGTGAATTGATTAATTTCCACAATTTTTCTACTCCGTTCTGTTTGACATAATCATATTTATCGACACCACCTGAAATATCTTTGAAACCACGGTCAAAGTCTACAAGAACGCCATCCAAATCAACATATATAATACGGCTCAAATCTTGTTCCAATAAATTCGCGTCTGTAACTTCTTTTAAAATATCCTGTAGATAGATCATAAATAAAAAAACTATTCGTGTGTAAATAAACTTGACATACCCACTATAATAAGTATATGTACATTGCTATAACATAAATATTTAATTTGAGTCAATTGAAATAATTGGTTCAATGATTATTTGATTATGACTAAAGTTATCATGATATTCAAATTCAAAAGAATTTTTAATATTACATGCTAACATAGTTAATTATGGCTGTGTATGTTTTGACCATTTTCAACATGGTGAAGATAATTATCATCATACTGTTCATAAAAATTCATATATTTAATAAATATAATATTCATAAAAAATAAAAACCACATAATATATTATGTGGTTATGCTTTAAATATTTTGTATTACAGTTTTATGTTTTTGGAGTAAATGTACCATCTTTCAATGAAAGATTTCCATCTCCATATTTGGAAGCAATGTCATTCATCCATTTTTGTTCATCTTGTTGAATTACAGCGAATTCTTCCTTTGCTTTATTTTCTAAATCAGCAAGATTTTTAATCTTCTCATCAAATGCTATTCGTTCCAAATAAAATTGTCCGAATTGAAACACCTTTTCTTGATAACGTGATTGAATTGCCTGCAATGATTGCATTTCCGATTCTTGTAATTTAATTGGTTCTGACATATAATTAATTAACTCGTTATTTTTAACGAATAAAATTATTCGTTGTTTAAATATATATACATATATACCGGGTTTTATTTATTTTATTTTATGAAATTGATATTCTATTTGTCGGATAAAAATCCGTCAATTTCTAATGAGCTGTGTTAATTTATTAGTTTAGAACAACTTCTGGTTCTGGTAAAGGTTCAGAAATAGATTTGCGTTCAAATCCTAACTGTTCTAAACAGTAATCAATAACATAATTATCATCCGTGGATGTATCGTCACTCGGCCCCCAATTTTGCCAAGCAGGCCCACTCATGATCACTTGTTTACGATCAATTATTGTTGAATTTGGATTTAAAAATGTACAAATAAATACAACTCCTGTATGAGGATCAAAATCTTGCAAATCAATTATTAAAAAAGCAATATTTATATCCGATGTTCTATTTGTTTCTATTGTTAGTGTTTTCATATAAATTAATTCAAACTTGCACTTCTTAGTGTACCATTTGTTGTTCTGTAATATAATATAGCATTAGTTGCGCTTTCCATGATGATAAAACTTCCGCTCGATAAACTGGATGTGGCAGCATATCCAGTGCTTACAATACCGGTAACACCACTAGCGGTGATGTAACTTGCACTAATATTTCCAGCAACATCCAATTTGTTAAATGGATTTGCGACTCCAAATCCAACATTGCCTTGCACAATAAGACCATTTGCAGGGCCGATAGTGTTGTAATAAGAACTGCCAATTGCAGTGTTACCATTTATGCTCAATGTATTATTTGAGCTAACACCACCTATAGTAGCACCGCTTGCTGTGATAACACTTGCACTAATATTGCCAACAACATCCAATTTATTTACAGGATTATTAACACCAATACCAACGTTACCACTGCTACTAATTGTCATTCGTACAACATTGTTGGTTCCCAATTGTAACGAATAATTATTAGATGTACCTAAAATAGCATTTGCCGTCACTGCATTTCCACCAACAACATATGCACTGCCACTTGGATCTGCTTCAGCACCAAATGTGACGGCACTAAAACGCTGCACGTTTGCATCTGCTGGTAACAGATAATTTGGATACCACATCATTCTAACGAATGCCGTGGCTGGTCTAAATACATTGAACGAACTACCACTATCAATACCGTTTGCATCCAATCCACTAACAACACCTGTGAATTTTGTCCAAATGCTGCTTGTTACAAATTGATTGAGTGCAAATGGATATTTGTATGTACCTGCATCCAATGAATTTCTCACCGGTGTGCCTGCTGGCAACACAGGACCCGGCCATGGTGCTGTTAGTGTTATGCTGCTGCTTCCTACACTTTGCGTAATACTTCCACTTGCCCAGAGACCATTATTTGCATAAAAACTACCACTGCTAACAACTGTGGATGTT